AACTTCATTGCCGCGGCGATGTCGTGATTCGGCATCTCCTGGACAACGAAGACAGAGGGACTTTGGTTCACGTTTACGCTCTCCTTTCTTGAAACGTGCAAACAGTGTACACTGCTTTCACGGGTCGTCAAGTACCCGCCACCAGAAAGGAAGAAAGATGGACCAAGACCTCTCGCGGTACCCGTACCGCAACCAGCCGTTTGCCCACCAAGCAGCGTACCTTCAACGCTTCTGGAAGCACCCTGTCGTCGCCTTGTTTGCGGAGATGGGCACGGGCAAGAGCTTCATGCTCATCAACAACGCAGCCCTGCTCTACGACCGCGGCGATATCAACGGGATGCTGATCGTGGCACCCAAGGGCGTGTACCGCAATTGGTACAAGTCCGAACTGCCCAAGCACATGCCCGAGCACGTGTCGTACAAGATGGCCTGCTGGTCACCGTCACCGCGCAAGGCGGAGAAGATGGAGATGGAGGCCATGCTCAACTACGTCGATGGCCTGCGCATCCTGATCATGAACATCGAGGCCTTCAGCACTGAGAAAGGCGTGACCTTCGCGCGCACCTTCCTGCGCGTGACCAACAGCTTCATGGCCGTGGATGAGAGCACCACCATCAAGACGCCCAACGCCAAGCGCACCAAGAACATCATCAAGGTGGGCCGCGAGGCGCGGTTCAGGCGCATCGCAACGGGCTCCCCGGTGACGAAGAGCCCGCTGGACCTGTACGCCCAGTGCGAGTTCCTGAGCGCCGACTGCCTGAACATGGCCAGTTACTACGCCTTCCAAGCACGGTACGCGGTCCTTGTTGAACGCAGGATGGCCACGCACACGTTCAAGCAGATCGTCGGCTACCGGCGCCTGGATGAGCTGCAAAAGCGCCTGGACAACTTCTCGTTCCGCGTGACCAAGGAAGAGTGCCTGGACTTGCCCGACAAGGTCTACACCCGCCGCGAGGTGGAGATGACCGCGGAGCAGCGCAAGGCGTACGACCAGATGAAGCTCATGGCTCTGTCTGTGATCGATGAAGGCATCGTGAGCACCAACAATGCCCTGACGCAGTTGATGCGCTTGCACCAGATCTGCTGTGGCCACGTCAAGCTCGACGATGGCAGCGAGGTGGACTTCCCCAACAACCGCATCGATGAGCTCTTGGCTGCGCTCGAGGAAGTGGACGGCAAGGTCATCATCTGGGCCAACTATCGCAAGGACATCGAGCGGATCAAAAACCGCCTGCAGCACGATTACGGCATGACGTCCGTGGCGTCCTACTACGGCGACACCGAGGCTGAGGAGCGCCAGGAGATTGTCACCCGCTTCCAGGACCCGGGCGACAGTCTGCGCTTCTTCGTAGGCAACCCCCGCACTGGCGGCTACGGCCTGACCCTGACCGCTGCCAAGACCGTCATCTACTACAGCAACAACTTCGACCTGGAAGTACGCCTGCAGTCCGAGGACCGTGCACACCGCATCGGCCAGACCAGCAAGGTGACCTACATCGATCTCATCACCCCCGGCACGGTAGACGAGCACATCGTCAAGGCCCTGCGCAACAAGATCAACATCGCCAGCGCGGTGCTCGGCGAGCAAATGAAGGAGTGGCTCATCTAATGCAACTGATCCCTATCCGCAAGAAGTTCCAGTACCAACATCTGGATCGCAACGACAGCCCCAACGGCCGCACCTACGGCCCTGACCGGCTGCCCAGTGTCACCACCATCCTGTCCGCGACCAAGGACAAGACCGAGCTCAAGGCTTGGGCCGAGCGCGTGGGGCAGGAAGAGGCTGATCGCATCCGCAACGAAGCGGCTACGGTGGGCACGCACATGCACAACGTGGTGGAGCGCCTGCTGCTCAATCGCCCGCTAGAAGTGCCCCGCACGTGGCTGGCCGTCAAGGGCTACTGGATGGGTTACAAGCTCATCGAGACGTTCTTCCCGAACGTCCAGGAAGTCTGGGGCACAGAGATCCCGCTGCACTACCCCGGGAAGTACGCTGGAACCTCTGACTGCATCGGCGTCTACCGTGGCGCAGAGTCAATCATCGACTTCAAGCAGACCAACAAGATGAAGCAGCGGGGCTGGATTGAGGACTACTTCATTCAGTTGGCCGCCTATGCTGCGGCGCACAACGTGGTCCACGGCACCAATATCCGCCAGGGCATCATCCTGATGGTGGCCCAGGACGGGGAAACCAAGGAGTTCCTAACATGTGGCCGCGAGTTCGACGGCTACATAAATCAGTGGATGCGGCGCGTTGATCAGTACGTCGCCCAAAAAGAAGCCCCGGGGGTACCGGGGCTTAAAGACTCATCGTCTACAGGAGAAACATAGACACAACTACTGCGAGCTACCCCGCGGTTCCATGATACGCCCGCGCCGCGGGCCGTCAACCCTTTTTCGCAGCTCGCATGTTGTCAACAAGGTTGGGATAAGGCCGCCCAGCGGCCTTGGCCATCTTTTTGGCCGCCGCCTTCTTGGCAGGCGTCAGCTTCTTCGGCGCACCCAGGCCCTTGGGGCGGGGCTTGTCCCAGACTTCCTTCTTCATTTGAGGTTCCTCAGTTTGTACAGGGTGGATAGGTACGTTTCGATGGCTGTGTCGATCAGGTTCTGCAACGGGGAATCTTCCTTGTCGCAGGCCATGTAGCGCAGCTTCTCGATGTCCTCCATATGGGACTCGAGCACGTCCGCAATCTCGGTCTTTTCTCCGTCATCCGTCAAGATGGGGATGTCATTAATGACGTAGTAACGGCCCTGGTAAGCCTCAGCGATGGCATCCGCGTTGTCCACGATCTCGTCGTAGAACGAGCCCAGCGCCACGTGCTGCGAATAGCTCTTGGTTTTCCAATGCGCACGGTGGGCCATGTCCCGGCTCAGGAACATGATGGCCAGAAGTTGTCCGATAGCCATGGTTTATCGTCCTGGGGTAGGTGATTGAGATTGCCTTGCCTGAAGCATCGCACTGAGCGGGTCATTTGGGAACAGGCTCATATACATTTGAGCAGCAGTCGGCCCCGTTGGTTGCGGGGTTACCGCAGGCAACCTACCCGGCAACTGGCCACCGGTTCCCCTAGACGGCGCAGCCGGGGGCAGCGGGCGATTAAGGAATGCAGGAGGTACAGGGGCGGGGGCAGGCGCGGGCCGCGGTTCACGGCCTGCTTCCTTGGCCACATCTGCAGCCTCCGCCTTCAATGGCACTACCCGTTGGGGCAGATATGCGGTGGGGCTGATGCCAATCTTGCTAAGCTGGGCTGCGGCCGTGGCCGCTTCTTGGGGCGTACCGACCTTGACAACGCTGCTGGCAAACTTCGGGTCTTCCAGGGCTTTTGTGAAAATGCGCTGGTACAAGCTGTTCTCAAGACTGCCAGCCAGTCGCACCATCATGGCCAGTGCACCGGTGGTGGGGTTGATACGACCCACAGCCGCCTCGCGGGCGGTGGTGGTCAGCCACTGGATGCCCGAGCCAAACATGCGCCGCAGCGTGTCGTCCAAGGACTCGAACGCCGGGATCTGCCCAGTGATGTCTGCAAAAGCGTTGACCCGGCGCTGCAGGTCAGCCAGGGTCTTGAGGTTCTCAAGATGTTTGGTGTCCTTGAACAGGACCTGCAGAGACTTTTCATTCCTGTCAATGAAGATCTTGAGCGCCCCTCCGCCCTGGGTGCCCTCAGTAGCCACGTCATAAACAGCTCGCCGCAAAGCGGCAAGGTTCTCCGGGTCCTTGCCGAACTGGTCCACCAGCACCCGCATCTTGGCGGGATCCTTCAGGGCCTGTTCAAGCGAAGCGCGAGGGTCCGCATCAGGGCGCGCTGCCTTGGTAAGGATCTGATCAAGTTCGTTGTTCGTGGCCTGGGTCTTACGCTGATCCAACTGACCTAGACGAGCGATGAAATCGTCGGCCATCTGCAGCTCATCCTGGAAACGCTGCTGAATGTTGGCAGGCAACGCATCCACGATGTTTTGATTCTGGCCCAACACCTGACGCATCTTGCGGGGATCAACAAGGCCGTCCTTGTCCACCACGTTCTTGCTGCGCAGCCAATCCATGGCGCCGCGTTGAAGCAGGCTTTCGCCTTCTGCAGTGCCCTGCAGGGAAGTTTGGAGCTGCCTGAGATTCCCTGCATTGCTAAAGGACCGGCGCATCAAATCTTCGTTGGGCAACAGGTATTCGCCCTTCGTTGTTTCGCGCGTAGTCAGTAGGGGCAGGTTCTTTTCGAACTGCTTGCGATAAGAATCCAGCGCGCTCTTGAGTGCGTTAGCCTGCTCTCGATCTACTACGCTGCCCAGCACCAGCTTCTCGATGTCGTTGTAGACCGCGTCGCCGGTGTCAAGGAATCGCTGTGCATCCGTCACCCGTGCACGGCCACGGCTCATGGCCGCGTTGTAGCGAGCCAGAGAATCGTTGCGGAAACGGATGGCTGCTTGGATGTAGTCCAGAGCCTCGGGCAGGTTCAAGTCAACGCCCGTGGCCTCTTCAGCCAAGCGCGCAGCATCTTCTTGAATTTGCTTCGGGTTGATATAGACCGGCTTGCCCGGCAGACCGGTGGCCACGGCCACCTGACCTTCCTTCATGGTGGCCACATCGATACCAGCTTGGCGCTGCAGATTCAGTTCGCGAGCAAGCTGGTCGGCGACCTTCTTGGACGTGCCCTTCTTGGTGAACAGGGCTTTGGCATTCTTCAGCGTCAGGTCGTACAACTCGGGCGGCAGCTCGCGGCCCCCGGCCAACTCGTCGTCGATGGCCTTCTTGATTAGGATGTCCAGGTTTTCGGCTGCAGCCCTATCACGAGCAATCTGCTGAGTGCGAACGAAGTTGTCGAGCAGCCGCACCGGCTCAGGTAACCCTGCACGCAGAGACGGGCGCTCGATCTTGTACTTCTCGATGATCTGCTGCGCTTGGGCCTCGATGTTCTTGGCGGGAAACAAAGACTTACCGCCTTCCCGCGTAGGCATCGGCAGCCCCTCGGGACTCGTACCAACACGCAAGCCCAGGCTGTCCAAAATCATTTGCCGTTCTTTGTTGCCCATCTCCATGTTGGCCATGAGCACGCCACGCAGCTCATCGTTGAGCATGTCCAGGTTCTGCGGACCCAGGCGCTCAGAGACAGCCATGACTTCTGCTTCAGTCAAATCCTTCTTCTGCTTTGCAAGTGCCTCGAAGAAGCTCTGGCGGTCTTGTTGAGCGGCTGTGAAAGCGTCTGCGACCTGCTTTCGGGTGTCCGGTGCAAAGGTGTTGAACAGCTCGTCGAGCTTGCGCTGGTTCTCAGAGATACGGTTCTTGACGACACCGATTTCCTTGGGCCCCAGTTGCTTGAGCAACTCTGCCTTGCGCTCCAGCAACGGCGCATAGAGAGTGCGCTCGGCAGCGTCAAACATGAACCCGGCTTCCGCGATCCGCGGATCGGCCAGCGCGTTGTCCAGAAGACGCAGTGCCTCTTGCGCCTCCTTGCTTTCGTTGATGGGCCCGAACACCTGCGCCAGCTTGCGCTCGGCATTCTTCATCAACAGCTTTGGCACAACGCGAACCACCGGCATCTGATAGATGCCGGGCAGGTCCTTGAGGATACCGCTTTCGATCTCCCCCAGGTTCGCAGAAGCCGCCTGCATTTTGTTCTTCGCAAATCGAGCAGCTTGGACGCTGGGCAGATATGAGATGGCCGCGGGCAAGCCAAGGAAGGCCCCCATGGGCAGCAGGTCCTTATAGATCTGCTTGTAGGGATCATTAGGGTCTACTGTTTCTTCGACCGCTTGACGGAATCCTTCATACGCTGCACCAAATGCAACGTCCGTTGCCAAAGCTGCCTTAGGGTATTTTTGAATGAATGAAATAGCGTCATTTGCAATCCCTTTCAAAACGCCTGCGCCGGGTTCGGCCGCTTTCACCGCCGGTGCTTTCAGAGCAAAGGCCGCAAGAACTCCTGTGATTGGCAGTCCCGCAGACGCACCCTCGCCAGTGGCTCGAGCAAATCGCTCTCCAATGTTTTTTGGGGCCTGTTCTCCACGATTAAAGAACTTGGTGAACTGAAAAGTCTCGTCATCACTCAGGCCAAGACCCTTACCAATTGCGCGTTGGGCAGCATCGGGAAGCGCAAACAGGCCCGCGTTGAACCCCCAAGAAAAGTTCTTGACCAGATCAGTGACGCGCTGGGCCCCCGTCGTCTCAACCTCCTGCGACCGGGGCGTGGCTTGCCGAGCCTGTGAGGGGCTGGAAACAGGCTGCGGCTCTGCCCCACCAACTTTTTCACCCGTCGCAAGGTCGTAGTAGGCCCCGGATGCGTCTTTGATGATCATGATTTAACGGCCTTGAAGGATGTCCGCGGGGGATGCCTTGATCACATTTCCATTGGGCATGCGGATGTAGACGCCTGCATCTGGCGAACGCACTTTACCAATTGTGTTCCGCAGCCACGTGTCCATGATCTTCTGCTGATCGGGGTCAGTTGGGTAGACAAACGGGTCGCTCGGCGTCCCCAGGTTGGGAGTACGCATTACATACTCATCTCTGACAAGACCTGCCTGATTGAGAAGTGCCATGCGGGCATTCAACAACTGTGTCTTCTGGCTTTGAATGCCTGCAGCCGCAATCTCCGGGTTGCTAAGGAAGCCCACCGGGTTGATGAGCCCCTCATAAATGTCGCGGGCCCACTTTTCCTCCTGCACTGACACTCGGCCGTCGTTATTTGCCGCCGCAATTCCTTTGCTAAGCCCACTAACAACTCGGCCCATTGCCGTAGAGGCTTTTTCCAGATCAACGCTAGGAGGAGCTAGCCCACCGGTCATGGGAACAATAAATTTGTTGTACTTGTCAACGAAGAACGCCCCGGGACCGTACAGGTTCTGTACGATGGACTCTGCCTCTTCTAAGGCCTGCAAGGAATTGTTGATGCTAAGAAGGCTTGCGCTAATCTTCTTAAACTCTTCCGGCGTTGACGCTAGGGGAGTAGGCGAAGGTCCGCGATTGACAACAAACGGATTGTCTGTGTCTTTCAATGTAAATCGATTAGGGGCTTCGTTCGTACCAAGAGCGGCCTTGAATGCGGGATCGTCGGGATCGTACTTTGCACCAATGTAGCTCCCATCCTTCGTTTTCTGAATACGAACACCAAGCCCCACGTTTTCGGTGACGACGTTACTTTCACCAAGTTTCTTGACCAGCTCCGCTTGGATACGGTTGCGGCCCTTGATCTGCTCAAGCAGTTCGGCCTGTGCGTACTTGTCCTGCTCCGAGATCGTGTTGATTGCCTGACTGAGGGCAGCGGCCTTGATCTTGCCCTCCTGCTCCTTGGCCTGGGCAGCGATGGCAGCGAAGCCTCGGGGCAAACCAGAAGCAGCCTCGGCTAGCGCCATGCCAACAGAACGCTGACGGCTCCCGGCAAACTTCAATCCTGCATCTGCCAACAGCAACAGCGCATTGACCTTGGCCGATTCCTTGTCCTCGCCAAGGATTTCCTTGTACAGCGGTGCAAGCTCCTCGTACTCTTTCTTGGTCCGCTCCGCACGGGTCAAAGGCTTGGGACGTGCAGCGGCTTCACCAAACGCTTGCGGCAATGCGGCCTCTTCTTTGGCCGCATCTCGAGCTAGAACCTGCTTAATGAAATCGCCCATTTCATCGCGAGAGGCTTCTGGGGCAACAGCAGCAGGGCCGGGAGCCCCGGGCCGCGGTCCACCCAACCCGGTTCTAGCGGCCTGTGATGATTGCACCCGCTCCATTCCCTGCAGGTCCTGGATCAATTGCTCGTTGGTGCGATCAGACAAGAAGGGCATCGGAATGCTGCGATCCTTGTCCTGGTAGTACATCTGCTCGTAGGCTTTCAAAAGCTGAGCACGCTCCAAATCCGCCTGAGGAGCGCCATCACGCATCAGACCTGCCACGCCAAGACCACCAATACCGCCAACAGCCGTACTTGCTCCAGGCATGAAACGCCCCGCGAGCTCCGTGGCCCGCGGACCGGCCAAGTTGGCCATGTGTTGAGTCAGCGTGGGGTAGGAGATGGTTTGCTCGGCTGTAAACCGACCGCCTGGGCCACGGACGTTTTCAAACACAGGCCGGAAGGTCTGCGGAAAACCTTGGGACAAGAAACGCCCCGCGGCCGCATTCGCGGCCGTTCCCATGCTGCCCAAGGAGCTCGCCTTATCGCCCAAGTACTGAGCGGCCCGCGTCAGTGGAGTGACGAACGCACCAACCGCTGCCCGCATCGGAGGCAGGCCATCAGGCGTCGGCGGAGCCTGTTCAGCCCCGCCCTGGGAAAAAGGGGCGATGCCGCCCTCCGGCGGCATGCCTTGCGGCGCCATTTCTGGGGGCATCATGCCGGGGGGCATCATGTTCGCTGCTTGCGGCAGCGCACCGATCCCGCCTTGCTGCTGTTGGGCAAGCTGAGGCTGCAGCATCGCAAGCACCTCAGGCGGCGTCTCATACGCCGCTTCCTCGCCAACCATCTGAGCCAGTTCCATGTAACGGGCGTCCACCGAGCGCATATCACCGCGCAGGGTGTTCATCAGAATCTCAGGGTTCTGGGGACTACGCGCCATCGGAGGCATGTCTTCGTAGTTCTGGTTTTCCAGATCCTCGATTTCCTCGTCCTCGAAGCCTTCCATGATGCCGCTGTTGCGAGCCGCCTTCGACAACGGCATCGAGAACATGGCCCGCTTGAGAATTTCTTCTTTCATCACGATTCCTTAGAGGATCCCGGGAATTTTGGAAGCGGCCGCTGCGGCGCTCACCCCTGCGATACCCAGACCAGCGATCTGTTGGAACGGGCTGGCTTGTGCCTGCGTCTGCTGCGTCATCGCCATCTGCGTGGTCGGCGCGCCTTTGTAGATGTCCGACAGGAAGCCAAACATCTGCATCGGCTGCATGCTCTGCTGCAGTTGGTTCTGGCGCTGTGCATCCAAAACGGCCTGCTGCTGACGCTGTTGCTGGGCACCAATGTTGTACAGGAAGTTCACGTCCTGCTGACCCAGGCCCTGCTGTTGAGCTCCCAGTGCAGCAAGTTGGCTGCCAAGGGCGGCCTGCTGGCCACCCAAAGCGCCCAGGCCCTGTGCCAACTGTTGGCCAATGCCGAACTGCTGGCCCGCCAGACTGCCGATACCCTGCGCCAAGCCCTGACCCAGTTGAGATTGCTGGCCATAAATGTTGCCCAGTTGCTGTGCTCGCTGTAGCCCAAGCTGGGCGCCCTGCAGACCATACTGACCCATCATTTGCTGATTGGCCAGAGCGGCTTGCTGCTGTACTTGTTGGTTGGCCTGGGAGGCCTGCAGACGAGCGGCTTGCTCTTGATTGAACTGCTGCTGAGCCTGTTGGAAGGCTGACTGCAGACCACGAGTCTGGATGTCGCCCATCTGCGTGGCCAGATTGCGGTTGCGCTCAGCTTCCACAATCGCCTGACGGCTGCCGCCAAAGGCCCCTGCACGTGCGAACTGCGCCGCCTCTTGCTGACGGGCAATATCCGACTGCCGCTGCGCTTCGCGCTTCTCGATGTCCAGCACATTCTGCATGTACGGGGACATGTACGAGCCTGCGGTGCCCGGGGCCACAAAGGACTGAGTGGAGATGTCCCCTGCTGCGGTGGCCAAGGGTGCTGCGCCAAGTTGCGCGCCCCGGACCATTTGCGCTGCTTCGCCCATCGATTGGATAGGGGAAACCGCCTGATTCAGAGCATTTTGCGCTGCCAGGAACTGGCGACGGGTGTCTGCACCCAACAGCGCCTCAACGCCACGGCCTACCACCTCCTGGCCACCCATCACGCCTTGCGTGGCCGCACTCATGTAGGGCTGGTACGCGCCAATGCCCATGCGGGCCGCTTCCATCGCCCGGACTTGGTCCGGGGAGAAACCAGCAATCTGGTAGCTGGGGGTGAGAAACCGACCTTGTTGCGTTGCTGTGGTGATGGCATCGACTTGCGCCTTTGCCGCCTGCATCAGCGCAAGTTTCTGCGCCTCAATTTCTGGCGCTTCGCGGACGAATTGGGTCTGGATATCGGTTGCCATCTTTAGCCCCGTGATGCGTTACGTTCGAGTTGATGCATGAGCGCATACATCTTCTTAGCTCCTTTGCGGCGGTCACCACCCCCTGCCCCACGGACAGCCTTAGCGGTCATGACAAATTCGCCGTCAGAAAGCATCGCAGGGATGGAATCGGAAGTCTCGGTCCCCGGTCCGTCGATTTGACCCGTGCGACGAGGATATCCGCCTGCGGCCAAGGAAGCAATGCCTCCCATGTTTCTTTGGACAACGCCGCCAGTTGGTGTCTTGGGAATAGTCGAGATACCACCAGAGGAGGCCACGGGCCGCGGAGCGGCAACCGTGACACCAATATCCCCTGCAATCTTGCGAACCTGCGCCTCAATCTCAGGGATGGTCAGGCCGCTGTCCCGCCAGTGCTTCAAACCACCGGACTCAGCATCGCGGTTCAGGACGCGACGGTAGATGTCGTTGATTTGCTGCTCACGCTCGTTCGTGACTGGGGCGGCAGCGTAGTCATATCCCACCGGAGCCGTAGACGAAATGGTCACGGGCCGCGAGACGTCAGCCACCGGCACATTCTGGGGAATAGTCAGCGGCACGCCGATATCACCGGCGATTTTGCGGATCTGAGCCTCGATCTCAGAGATCGACAAACCGGAGCCCGCCCAGTACTTCAGGCCTGCCGTCTCCGCGTCGCGGTTGAGGATGGAGCGGTACAGGTCGTTGATCTGGCGCTCACGATCCGTTGTAAGTGCCGCTGCCGAGTAGTCGTAGCCCGCCGGAGCCGTGGACGAAATGATGATGGGCTTGGTTGGCTCCACCGCCGCCACATTCTGGGCAGCAATCCGAGGCAGGCCGGAAACCGGGTCGGCAGGAGCCCTTGGGGGCGCCGGCGGAATCGTTACCGTAATGGGCTTGACCACCGCCTCGGGCGCCGGGGCCTGGGCAGCCGCCTGCTGTGCCAAATACCGTTGCCGCTCAGGAGACGCCAGCATCATGCCGCGGATGTCTTCCATCGACAGGTTGTACTGGGGGCTGCCAAATGCCATCAGGCCCGCTACATCAGGATCGCGGCCCAAGAGGCTGCGGTAGCTGCCTTCGATCTCTGCCAGACGCTCCCCAGTGGGGAACTGCATCGGGGCACGCCGGGGCATGGGGGACGGAGGCATGACCGTGGCCCGGGCCTCAGCAGGAACCAGCGAGGCATAAGGTGCAGTCGTGTTGTACGGGGCTTCCACGCTGGGCAGCGACGTCACCGGCTCGTTGCGGCGCGTTTGGGGGTTGTACTGGTAGCCGCCCAACAGGCCCTGATTGACCACGCCGTAGTACATGTTCTGCGCGGCGGGAGAGTACATGTTGTAGCCGCCGGTAGCGGGCGTTGCCACTTGGGTAAAAGGCGCCGCGGCCACACCTACTTGGCCCACGGGAGGAGTAGGCGCTACGGCAGGGGCGCCTGCTGCCGTGCCCACCAGCGGGGTCTGCAGGCCGGCTTCTCGGCCAATCGTGGTAGCCGAAGGCAGCACATTACCGCCCTCTTGAAAATGCTGAACCTCTCCACCATGGGCGTAGCGGGGGGGAGGGACTGGAGGAGCCGGCGGAACGACAGATCCGCCGTAATAAGTCACGCCGGGGAGGTTTTGGAGATAGTACAGATACGGGTTTTTGGCAAGCAAGTCTTGCGCGGAACCCGGGCCACCGGTGAAGAGGTCCGAGTACGGGGACTTGACTTCGCGCTGCTGGAAACCGCCAGCCAGACCCATGATGCCTAAACCAGCAGCAGTCATGGGGCCGTATTTGGCAAACATGCCGGGCATCGCCTGTTTGTAGGCGGCTTGGTAAGCCGCTTCCTTCATGGCAGGCGTGGCATCAGGCAGGCGTTGAGTAAGGGACGTAATTGCCTCGCGCCCCGCCTTTTCAGCCGCAGGAATTCCTTGCGCCTCAATCCCCGAGGGTGAAAGATACTGGGTGTAGAGTTCTTTTGCCTTGCCCAAGAAATCAGTGGGTGCCCCCTGCCCGAACCCCTGGCGCATCGCGCTTGACACCTGCGTGGCAGTCTGCGGAGTGCCCGCTACTTGAGCGGCCGCATCACGAGCCGCGACTGAGCTGAGGTCTACCGGGGGTTGCACCCCAGAAACGGTGGGAACTACGGAAGCTGCAGGAGCAGCACCAGGGGCCGCCACTGCAATGTCTCTGCCGACATTCGGGGCCATGATGTTGGCCGCCGTTGGTGCACGAGTCCCCGCGCCCAGGTCAAGGCGTCCCGCAAACTCAAACGGAGACGCGGCCGGGGGCATCGCCGAAACCATGGGGGCGGAGGTGGGAGCAAACCGGGCCCCGGCAAACGGATCCACAGCAGACGGAAGAGTCGGCATGGCGGGGGCGGAGGGAAGGGTCGGCAACGGCTGCGAAAGCGGTGCCGAAGACAGTGGAGTAGCGCCCGCTCCAGCGCCGGCCCCAGCACCCGTGGTCCCCGCTGCACCCGCAGCAGATTCAGCTCCGCCCGCGGGAGTCGGACCCATGCCGGTGAGGCCCTGCATGGCGCCTGCGGTGAGGCCACCGATAGCACCGGCCTTCAGGGCGTCGCGCAAGTTACCGCCAGCAAGCAGGGTGGTTCCCGCTCCAGCGACAAAACCGCTGACCCCAGCAACTGCCATCGGGGAACTGAGTGTTAAAAGTTGGGCGGCAGCAGGACCCGCCACCATAAACAAAGCAGTGCCGATGACCAACTTGCCTACCGTGCTGCCAGCAAACTTCTTGATGGCCTTGCCGATGCGCTTGAAAATGTTTGCGAACTCCGGCAATCCGGTCACAGGGTTGATGGTCCCCGAGCCGCCGCGCTTCTTCAGCATGCGGGCTTCAGCAGGCGTGATGTGCGCCAGCATGGTGTCGCCGTTGCGGCCATAAGAAGCCATGGCCTTGGCAATAGGCTTGAGCTCAGCAATCCCGCCCTTGGCAAAGGCCTGGGGACCGGCGGGTTCTCCACGAAGTTGCTCAATAGCAAGGTTCAGAGCACCAAAAAGCTCAGCGTCGAACTCCTCCGGCAGGATGTCCTCAGTGACACCCTGGGCACGATATTTTTCCTTAATGGCTTCGTAGTTCTCAGGGTTTGCCAGCACCTCGTCGATTAGGCGGTCAAGCAGATCGAGAATTTCGGGCGGAACATCCAGTTCGCGCAGCTCTGCCGTGAACTCGGCAACTGCTTGCGGATCGACCTGGGAAGCGTTTGCCAACAGTTCGTCAGAGACCTCCTTAGGGGACAAGTTCTGACGCATCTGATCAACCACGGCCATTTGGTCGGGGCTGATGGCCGCTGATGCCGCTTGTTGGCTCATTTCTGGCAAAGCCATGATCCCTTGTTGAGCAGTGGCCATGATTTATCCCGAGAAAAAGGTTGAAGTCATTTTATTGGGTCAAGTCCCAGAAAGCGATAGTGCCGTAGCAGTCGCCTTGCGGAGTTGCAGAATCCACCGTGCGGATGGCAAGCGTCAAGACATCACTGGCCCCGGCCAAGGACACGCCCAACTGCAAAGCCCAGTTGTAACCGGCGGGGTCAACCAGGGGCTGCGTGCCACCAGAGCCGCTTGAGGACACATAGTCCGTCTGCACCAGGGTGCCGCCCGTTATGGCTGTGGCAGAGGTATCCATCTCCACGTTGGCATCCGATGGAACGGCTGACCACGAAGCACCAGTTAGCGTTCCGTTCAAGAACAAGCCAACTTCATAGTTCTGGCTCGTGATGGGGAGCAACTGCATCCGGCCAGGGAGCACCACTGCACCAAGCGCCGTAGACGCCAAACGGATCGATACAACCGGCTTGAACGTCAGTTGGATGTTGCTGAGTCTGGTCGTGCGCCGCGCCAAGTGGCTAGGGGAATACTGCTCGTAGCCGCCCTCAGAGATGACCGTTGAGCAGATGTGCTTCATGCTCGCGGTAACGGCGTTTGATAGGTTCTTGATCTCGTACCGCACCGGCAGGATGGCCGTGGTCATGTAGACCGAGCCGATCTCGTTGGCGTTGTTGAAGGTATGGCAGACGATGTACTGGCCGTTGATCACGAACCCAGTACGCACCGAGCCCACACCCAACCACTCAAAGTCACACCAGAAAATCTGCGTCTTGCTTGGATCAAGCGTGTAGCCTGATGCCCCGGTGCCGTCCAACTTGTCGCCGTTCCAGGCAGACTGAGGAATCGAGCGGATGTCGCTTGGCGTCCCCGGCGTGGGCAGAGAATCAGAGCGCATGACCATCGACAGCGTGGTGCCGTTGGCCTCAAAGAACACGCCGTTCTGGGTGTTGAAGTACCCCACACGCTGACGGATGTTGGCTGTGGGCGTGTTCATGGCAAAGGTGGCAAGCACCAACAGCCCCTTGCCCGGTTGGTAGGACATAGAGCGGAACGTCTGCCGCACTGCTTCGGAGTTGGTGGTCGCCGCCACCGACATCTGCACCGTAGATTCGTTGCTCAGGAACGTGGTGGATGCGCCGTTGACTGTGCTCGTGTCGAACTGATTGTCTGCAGCGTAGCGTTGCTGTGAATCAAAGAGCGTGTAGGGCTGACTGACCCGCAGCCGCCCAAAGGCATCCGTGTTGGTGCCTCCAATAGAGATTGGGATGGGGGATGGTGTGGTCACAATTTGCCTCAGCAGTGCGTCCAGACGGTTGAAGTACAGACGCAGGACGTTGTTGAACTGCTCGTGGTAACGCGACTCGTAGTCCCGTGGGGCCAGAGGCAGGTTGGGAGGCGCAGGGACGATTGCATCTTCAATGATGAAGCTCATCTACGGCCATCCTGACGAATGTCGATCCGCGGTGCGCCAAGCTGCCACGTCGTGCCAAGTTGGTTGGAGTCGATCTTGAAGATCATTTGCCGCCCACGCACACGGGTATAGATCTGCCCGGTGAACTCCTCGGTAATCACGTACGTGTTGCCTCTGACCACCGGCTTGCCTGAGCTGTCCACGGCCCCGGAGCCAGAGTTGTACAGCCCGTAGAGCGTCATGTTGACCGTGGCACCGCTAGCGGTGGAGTTCTCAAACGTAATGTCGGGCAGCATGCGCCACACGAACCCGAAGTTGTGGCCATCGCCGATGTCAAACTCAGACGACGAAATGTTGGCGCTGATGGCCGTCGGAGTTCCGGTCTGATTGTCGTCAATGCCCTGCTCGTGGTTGACGACGTTATTGCTGTAGGTTGCCGCCATCGGGTATTCGCGAAGGCCCGAATCAAGCCACGCGGTCCGGGCCATCGTGCCGTAGTACCAGATGCGCTCAAGGTAGTTGTAGACCACATAGCGGTCCACCGTCGTGGAGCCCGCGGAGCAGTAGAACCACCAGACCTCGTTGAAGCCCTCGTTCGTGCCAGCAAAAACCTGCCCCGCCTGCGAAGCGTTGAAGTTGCTGAACACGTAGCGGCGCACATCGCAAGGCAGCGTCTGCACGCGACCGTCGTAGGCGTAGAACTTGTCCACGCCCATCCAATAGACCACGCCAGAAGCAATCACAGCCGCGTTCTGGCTCAGAATAGAAATGTTGTCGCCTAGTAGCTGGGTACCCCACACAATCGGCGGCCCCAGGTACTGCAGTGAGTACAGCGCGGAGTCGGTGAACACCACAACTTCCTGACGAGCCTGTACAACGGTCACGATTTCGGAACCGTGCGACACGCGCACGCTCCCCGCCTGATTGGTGGCCGCAGGCGTCCAATCAACTGCATCTTCCTGCGCTGACCAGCGGATCAGCATGGGATCCAGAGCAGCGGAGCCATAGTCGTTGCAACCGAACGAAAACACGAACCGGTTGATGTCCGACACAAAGACGATGTTGTTGACGGTCGGCACGTCTGACGCACCGGACAAAGAAGACAGCGCCACTGCGCGGGTGGTGACACCTGCCGAGTTGTCCCAATAGTAGATGCCGCCTTTGCGCGGGGCAAAGATCAAGTCCTCGCCAAAGTTGGCTTGGCTCCACAGGCGGATTGAGGTCTGGGTCGTGCTCGGCGTACCGATGCCCCAACTGCCCGTCCCCCAAGTGCCCGCGCCCCAGCCTGTGATGGGAATTTCAGTGGCGGGTCCGACGTTGATTTGATATGCCGCGGAAACAGCTGAGCCGCCCGTTGCGCCTGCCGCAACAACCGAAGGCGTGGTGATGGTGTAGGTGTTGACGCCTGTGACCGTGATCTGAAACTCTGCGTTCAGCACCGAAGCATAAGTGCCCGTGACGCCGCTGAAGGTCACAAAGTCGCCCGTGATGCCGCCATGCGAGTTGGCCGTCACCGTCACGGTGGTGGTGCCGTTACCTGTAAACGGATCAGTGCCAAGTGTCGCCGTTGCGCGCAGCGGCGTGATGTCGTAATACTCGCCACCACGCTCGATGTAAAACTTCAGGTTGGTGCCAAGGCCCAGCAGGTTCTCGCTTTGTAGCGTCACCCAGTTCCACATTGAACGGCAGACGCCCAAAAAAGTGTTGCCCGAGATCCGTTGCCACCCGCCAATCCTTTCGGGGGTGCCTTGGCGGAACCGGACCTTGTCGCAGTCATACCACCCGCCTTCGGTGGTGTACCGCGTGTTCTCGCGGTTGACTCCGGGCTTAAACAGGATTTTCTGGAGCGGCATAGCGGTATTTTCCTGTCAAGACAGAAAAAGGGCAATCTCGGCTTCACGGCGTTTTACCAGACCCGGCAGGACTTTGCCACCACCCATCGTCCACTGGCGGAAGGCGTCTGCCGCCCCGCCCCAGTCGTCCCGGTTGGCCCGCATCCTGATCTGGCTGCGCTGAAGGTTGCCTAGCCCTGCATTAAAGGCAAAACTGACCAGAGCGTCAAAAGAGCCTTGACGGCCAGATACGCCGGGAACAAGTCGAAGAACACCACGTTCAAAAGTCCCGACATCATCACGGAATAGTTCGTCGATCTCCGTCTTAGTCCAGACACGGCTGTCCTCCGGCTTCAGGGGGAACTCGTTGCGGAGCATCCCGGTGTAGCCTTCCTTGCGGATGACCGGGAGCCTGATCTGCTCTTGATACAGGACGTGGCCATAGCCAATCGTCCAGATGTGGGCAGGGCAAAGGTAGGGTTTACTCCTAAACCCCTCATACTTGTGCATGAGGTCTTCGCCTGCCTTGCTCAGTTTCACTTCTTACTCCACTGGCGCGACCCGAACCAGTAGCCGATGATGCCCCCAAGAATGGCCATCTCGTCAGCGGAGAAGATCAGGTCCGAGTACTTGATGATGTCGTCCATGCTCTGGATCAGATTCGGGTGGTTCCACAGATACCACGCCATGAAAGCGTTGATGGCCACCAGCTCAAAGACGAAGATGTAAGTAACCGTGGGCCGCACAGTGCCGGTGTAGTTCACCACCCACCGGGATGCCTTGTCCATGATCTTCTGGTCGTGCGCCAGAGCCGCCTCGGTCATCCGGGCGTCAGTCTCCATCGCCACCTGCTCGGTGCGAATTTCCTCCATGCGGGCCTGGGCGGCAAAGCCTGCTGCGGCCAGTTGGAGTTCGCGCTCGGTCTGAACCTGAGCCAACTTCAGTTCATGGGCTTGATCTGCCTTGTTCTGGAAGTATTCAAGCAATTTGGGCAGGCCCGAGAGGAGCAAGCCCCCAAGGGTGGAAAGAAGCGACAGCATCTCAGGCTCCTAGAGCAAAGAAGAACAGAAGCACCCCGACTGCGCCCACACCAAGTGAGGCGTAGAACAGGCTCAGGGTGACGGCCAGAATGGCGGCAGAGGAGAGGACAATGGCCAGTTGCAGCGCCATGCCGGAGTAGGAGTAGTAGGAAGACTTGGCCTTGGCAGCGTCGCGCTTGGCTTCAGCAGCGCGGGCTTTCTCCATGATCTCGTCCATGTCGGCGCGTTGCTTGGTGGCCTTCTGCTCGTTGTTGGTGACCTCGTAGATGGTCGCCCGGACATTCTTGGCCTGATACCACGCCCACAGGTTGTTGGACTCTATGGTTCCGTTGAGAACCGCAGAGGAGTTCCTTCCGGCAAAGTAATTTGTAACAGCAAGGAGTAGAGCAAGCAGGCTAATAGAAACCGCAGCAAGAGCCTTGACATGGGCCTCCCTCTCTGAACGGCTTGCGCCTTCCGGCGGCTTCCTGAAACTCATTGCTGTACCTTGTCGAGTAAGTAGTAACCCACCGCGATCAGGGCGGTTGCCACGAAGGCAATACCCGCGCCGTACTTCACGTTGAGCATGAACTCCTGCTGCCGCAGGCGGTGCTCACGATCCCGCTTCTCGCGCTCCTTTTTCAGCCGGATGCGCTCCATGATCATCTCGTTGTACACGTTCTCACCGTAGTGAGCGATGATCAGAATTTTCAGTTCGTACTCCTGCTTGACCAACGCCTGCTTGTGCATCGTGATCTGCAGGGCTTCCTGCTCGATGCTGCCGTCGTGCAGCAGCCGTTTGAAGACCGAGGGCTTCTTGTTGGCCTTCTCGTTGGCTAGGCGGTTGAAGTCCCCGAAGGCGCCGTACCACTTACCGATCTGACCGGCAACGTCCTGTATCTCGCGGCCCGTGGCGACGAGTTTCTTAACGGCTCCGAACGCAGCATTCGCCGCCGATACCGCCGCGAGAATGCCAGTGATGGGTTCCATACACTACTTGTTCCCCTTCAAGAACTTCTCGCGCTCTTCAAGGAGTTTGACCTTCACTTGAAGGTCGTTGATGTCCTTGTAGATTTGCTCCTTCATGATGGCCCGACGCTCTGCGCTGATCGGGCTGTCGGTGGGCACGCCTTCCTTGGTGATGAGCGCGGGCATCTGCCCCTCGATCTTGGTCAGACGCTCAGAGAAGGATGCCACTTGACCGAGTAGCCAAGCAAGCGCAGCCACCACGATGGGGATAACTGCCTTGAGTACGTCTGACCATGCCATGATTTACTCCGTGATCACCACCGTGTCGGTGTCCTCAAAGAACATCATGCGCCCACGGCACGCGATGTTGTAGTCCTGCCCATTGGCATCCAACTCCGTCCACGACCGGGTTTCGATCCTGACGTGCTTGGCGAGAATCTCCCGCCCATCCTCAAACACGCGCCAGACATGGAGCATTGAGCCACGACCCGGTTGTCCGCGTGACTTGTTGAACCGGATCGTGTACTTGGTCAATCAGGAGCCTTGGGCCACTGAATGTCTGCCGGGAACCCGGGCTGAAGGCGAATTTCTCGCAAGGCTTTGCGGTATGCAATCCAAGCGTCGCGTTGACCGGCAGTCATCGGGACATCGGGCAAAACCGACCAGTCCGAATTACGCAGATCAATCTTGGCTTGATTCCAAGCCAACTCCGCCGCTGAAGACTCAGCAGGCCCAGGAGGCGCATCGCCAACTTGAACCCAGCCCATGTCGTTATAGGCTTCGCCTAGCCACGACAGGTCACCAATCTGGTCGATGAAGCCGTGAAGGCCGAAGATCGGCCCCCAATTTTCAGGCAGCGGCTGCGGCTCGCTTAGTGCGCTTCCGTCTGACAGTTTCTTGAGTTGCCAAAGTTTGCTCATTTGCTTGCTCCTTTTTCCGAGCACCACCATTTACATACACATATTCCTCTTGCTTAAGGTTATGTGCAACTGTTGCCTCCGCTTGGGCCTGATCAAAACCAGAGGCTCCAAGTTGTTGAAAGACTGCCATATCGTTGACAAACGGAGCATGTCCCTGAAGATGTTTCTTCTCAGCCTCGCTGACGCGCCATTCCCGCCAACTTGAGAAATCGCTCCTTGGCTTGAGCGCAATATGGCACCCGACATTTGCTGCCAATTGATGGATCAATTCAATAACTTCAACCGGTTGCATCGGACACCAAACACTGGTCCCGTCTTCCAATCGCATGTTGACTTCGGTAGTACCGCCAAAGGCGGTGCCAACACTGATTGAACGAGCGCGGCTCTGCGCCGCCTTAATGTCCCGCAAAATGCGGGCTTGTTCGGCTTCCTGTAGTTGCTGTTGCAGTTGCTTTTGAATCTTCATTGCGGATTCCAACTGATTGTGACCTGCCCACCGGGGCTTCCAACTGAAATGGGATAAGAAGTTCCAGGCGTTACCGCTACGCAGTTTACTGTGGAAGGATTTGCTGCTGAACCCGGATTGCCTGCGTTACCGGGATTTCCCGCGCCGCCTGCGCTGCCCGAACTACCCGGATTTCCTGCGTTTCCACGACCGCCTCCGCCGCCACCTGCTGAAAAGTTGCCGACATTTCGGGCACCATCGCCGCCTCCACCGCCTGCGCGAGGATTTGTTCCGGCTCCTCCGTTTTTACACCCATCTTGCGCCATACCTCCTGCCCCACCGCCAGGATTTCCTCCCGCCGCTCGCGTATACGCGCAAGACGGCGCACCTGAACCGTCATTACACGCGCCTGCGCCGCCTCCTCCCCCTGAAACAAGCGTACCAAATGGAAATGAGGTCGTTGCGTTATAACTACATCCCCCTGCCCCAGCACCATTTCCAGCAGTACCGGCTTTTCCACCAACACGCCGCGCGCATGTGGGGTTAAAACCGTATAAGTTGCTTGGATTGGACCCAAGAAATGCGGCCTTGCCTCCACCCCCTCCGGTACCTCCACTGCCCCCATTCCCTCCAGCCCCACCGGCCCCACCGGAGCCGCCGGAGCCGCCGGAGCCAGCGTTCCCCCCGGCACCTCCAGTAAAAGTTTGACCAAGTCCACTAGAGGATGCGCCCGTTGCTCCAGCATTTCCCGGATTGCCCGGATTTCCTGCGGTTCCTGTATTTCCGCTTGACCCAGTATTCCCGCCGCCACCGGAACTGCCTGAGCCACCAAAAAACACATTTGTGTTGACGTTTGCTAAAAAAAAGTTAAACCACGGCCCGACAAATACATTAGTGCGGCAAGTTACAGGCCACGCAGGACAGGTATTGATAGCATATGGGCGAAAAGGAGTAAAAGGAGGAGAACACGGATATCCAGCGGCACCTGCACCACTTCCACCTGCACCGCCCAATCCAGATCGCTGAGAAGTGCATAAAGGTCTGCAAGGTAGATTTGCGCCCTGCCCCACATAGATAGTATTGCTTAGGCTACTGGGATTGCAACCCACTGCACAGGCAGTCACTCCGCCGCCGCCGCCCGCACCCCCACCACCAGCGTTACCTGACGAGCCAGAATTTCCTGTGCCCCCAGAGTTGCCTGGATTACCTGAATTACCGGCTGCGCCGGTTGCACCCTTGCCGGTAATACTGACCCTAGAAACGCCCACCGGCACCGTAAATGTGCCGGAAGAATTAAATGTTTGTGTGCCGCCCGGGACGAGCGAACGACCAAACATTGCAACTTTAGGAGTTCCTGCTGGCATCTTAGCCCCCTACACTAGAGTTAAAGCCATAGTCCGGGCGCCTGTCTTTTGCGTAATCAGCGTTTGGCCCATTTTTGTCCACGTAGTGCAACATAAATTGGACATTTAACTGATTATCCCCAAGCGGCTGACGCCAATGCATTACGTCGCATCCTAGGTATATGACGGCATCCCCTGGGTTCAATACGTGCTTTTCAGGGTCGTTTTTTCCGTACTGCGTATATACCGGGGAAAAATCTCCTTTTGTGGCGACATTGATCGTCACACTAATTTCGCACGATGGTCGATCAACGTGAGGTCTAAGCGACTCGCCCGGCTGGTATATGCGAGAATAAGAATAAGTCGGGACCAACTCCTTGCCAGTTGCATCTTCTACCGATTGCCTACTTGCCTCAAGTAAAACCTCAACCAAAGGATCGGCATAATAAGCGTAGCGAGAAGTGGGGTCGCCGTCCTTGGTGAGTTCTTTCCACTCGCCGCGACGTATTTTGTTTTCAAAATATTTAGAAACGACTGAAATAGTCTGCTCGTCAATAAAGTTTTTGACCAGCACACAACCGTGTTTTTCAAAATGTTCTGCATCAGTCATAGTAGAACCATCCTGTGACAATATACTTTGAACGCTCGCCAAACACCGTATTACCGCGATGCGTGTGGGTATAAGCAGCGGGCCACAAAATCATTTGATTTTCTGTAGGACGAAATCGCTGCTGCTGGTACAAAAACTCTGTCTCTCCGGCCTCTTCGGGAGCCAAAGAATTTAGATACAGCATATAGACAAGCACGCGATTAGCGTGCTCCCCGTTGCCCTGCTCACCGTGCCAAACGTGATATCCCCCTCCGGGGTCAGTGCGCTGCAACTTCATAATAGTCCCGCGAATTTTTCCATCCCTTAAAGATGAAAACTTTTCGCAATACTGGTCATAGCATCTTTGTAGACCGTTAAAAAATATATCTACTGTATTACCCTCTTCAAAGAGTGCTACTTCATGCCCCCTGAGCCCAAAACCAATTTGGTGATCATTTTTTACAGTTTCTGGCGCACCTTCTGATTGACGACGATTAAAACCCGCACCGGCATCTTTAAGCCGATCAAATTCTTTGATTAGATGTTGGCAATAGCCTTCTGGATATACGTCATCATATATCCCAATAAAACCGTTGTAGTTAATGTTCATTTGAATGCGGGTCCGGAAATCCAGGCCACAAGGGATTGACGATTACCGCTTGTCACGGGGGTTACTTGGTGGAGTACATACGAAGGAAATGCTGCCACCAGCCCCCGCTGCTTGCGGACGTTTTGCGGCTGACCACCAGTAAGAATTTGGAGGTTTCCCCCCTCGTACTGACTCGGGTCGGTCAACTGAAGGACCAGACTGAGTTTCCGGCTCGGACTTGCCTTGCCCCCATAATCCACGTGCCATCCGTACATCCCTTGTTCAGATTGATCGTAATTAGTTAATTGCAGCCGTTCACCAAAACCTGTCAGATCAAACCGATAGTACTGGGCATTAAGCGCCGAAGCAATATGTCCAAGTTTTTCAAACACCCATGCCGTGTCTTGCGCCTTGCCCAACCAAGAAATCTGAGATCGCCTGACTTGTTTTAGCGTCACCCCATCTGCGCCGCCGCCGACCTGCGCCTGCTGGTCTGCCTTAATGGCCTGCTCTTGGAGCCAGTTAAGTTCCTGCTCCGTAAAGCCGTTTTCCCACCATACAAAAGGTTCTACATCGGCGGCATAAGGCGTTAGCACGTGCTGCAAGGGCGCTCCTTGTGGGACACGATGAAGTGAATACACCGTGTCGGGGTTTCGGCATTGCTGCCGGTTAATTGATGCCGCATCCATGAGTTTCCAAACATCACGGTACCGGGCGCCATGTTGTTGAAATGGATCATGCTTGTGGCAGTTGTGATTTCTTCGCCCTGCATGAAGTCCAGTTCGATCATGGACTTGTTCATGCGGGTGTCGTGGTAGATCGGATACGCGCCGCCCTGCGGGGTTTCGAGGAAGAACCACCCGCACATCTGGCTGTTCTTGTGAACATGCACGTCCGTGCCCGCCCCGCGACTTATCTCCTGCGCCCAAAGGCCGGAGAGGTAGAAGTCGTACCGATCCACTGCGTACCCCTGCCCACGAAGCAGGTCTGCGCACGACACCAGAAGGTAATTTGCTACTTCCTGCAAGGCAGGCTCGTTCCCAAGATGCGCGGACTGACACATGGGCCACTCGGGCTTGCGAACTTGATCCAGATATTGGATGCATGTCGGAAGCACTTTTTCCACAAGGTCGGGCCGCTCATCTCGGTAGACGATAGCCGGGAAGTAAGCAAAACCTTGCATCAGGCATCAATGTAGTTGAGAAGCGCCTGAGCAAACGCCGTAATGTCGGCAACGGTCACGTCACGAGCATCCACGGGCCTGCTGCGGGCGTTCTCAAGCAACGTCTCCTTGGCAAGACGCACAGCCTCCAGTTTGGCCTGCTTAGATTGCATTGCCGCCTGGGCTGCTGCTTGCGCTTGAATTGAGGCCAAAGAATTAGCCTGACGAGCCGCTTCCATCGCCTGCTCATGTGCGCGACGACCCGCTTCGCGGGCCTCTTGCATATCAATGTCTGCCTGTTGTTCTGGGGTCAAAGCCATTTCTTGCTCCTATTAAGCGGTCATGTTCTTCATGGCGATATTGCCGTACCACGTCGTGCCTCCGTTCGGGGTGAAGAAAACCCAAACGTCAACGGCGTTTGCCGTGGTTGTACGAGACAGGGACGCTGCCCCGCCGGGGAAAACAAAACTACCGCCAGACCAAGCCACAGTTCTACCGGCTGTGCCGTCGTTCGTCAAGATCAACGTGAACGAAGACGAGCCCGTAGCGATGGGATTGGACAGCGTGAATGTGCAGTTGCCCGTCAGCGTAGCAGTAAAGACGTTGGCGGTCTTAAGGTCGATGGTCTTGGCTGTCCCGGTGTTACCCAGGGCAGAGACCGTGTCGGCGTAGGCCACAGGCTGCGTGAAGCCTGCGGAGGTGATCCGCATACCTTCGGTGGTGCCCATTCCGTTCCCGCCGTAGCGGAAATAGATGCCTGCAAGCCCATTCAGGACTAATGCGGAATCTGTGTAGTTAACCCCCAACCCAGCGCGGCTGGCGGTACCGTCATGGAGATAAATGTAAGGCTGATTGGTAGATGCGGTGGTATCGGTGTTTTGTGCGTAAATTGCAGGAACTGATGTGCTATTTGCTGCGATTGTTCCCGTCCCGGCTACTGTAAGTCTTTCCGAACTTGTTATGTTGGAAGAGGCTGTCTGTACCAACAACCGCGTTCCGTCAAAACCTAGCGCACTCCCCGTGGCAAGCGCACTGCTAGACGATGCGTAAACAACACCGTTTGCGGTGAACGAGGTCAGACCCGTGCCGCCGTTCGTGGTGGCAAGCGTTCCCGCCAGGGTGACTGCGCCGGAAGTGGCGGAGTTGGGCGTGAAGCCCGTGGTGCCTGCGCTGAAGGTCGTCACGCCATCAGCCGTGCTAGACGCCACCTTCACATAGTCGCTGCCATTCCACGCAACGATGGCGCTTTCCGTCGCCACCAAGGTCACGCCTGTCGTTGGGCCTGCGCCTACGATCTTGACCGACTGGCTGGTGGATGTGGCGTTAATGATCAGGTACTGACGGCTTGAGGCCGGAGCCGTGATGGTCAGCAAACTTGCCGGATTGCCCGTGCAGTTGATCACCGCGTACTGGGCAGAGCCAGAAGCGCCAGAGCCAACCTGAGTCAGCGAAGAGCCGTTGGTAACCGTGAGGGTTACTGCCGTCTGAGAACCGCTGATGGTCTGCGTACCTGCGGCAGCGGCGTCTACATACTGGGTGATGTAGTCGTTTACCGTGTCGCCCCAGGTGCCGGACAGTTCACCCGTGACCGGGAGGGCAAGGCCCAAAAGGGAGGTGTATGAGGTGGGCATCTAAGGCTCCTATGTCGTCGGCACGGGCGTCCACCCGGACGACTGCACGTTGTTGATATTCTGCCAATTTGCGGTCTGGGTGTCATCAATGATTTCCCAGAAATAGCGCACCGTCTGTGATTCGGTGATGGCAGCGGTTTCGGTACGGGATACCCCGTAGTTTGTGATGGCCGCGATCTGGGCGGCTATCGTCGCATTCTCGATTACAGATGCCACAAACGTGGTGGCGGCGTCTTCTATGCTGCTGATGGCTGCGGTTTCCGTGACCGACAGCCCGGTGTAACTAGTGGCGGCAGATTCCGAAGTTGAAGTTGCTACCGTTTCGGTGACGGTTTCACCGTAGAACAGTCCAACCTGTTCATCGTCTGTAGCCGCAGCCGTCTCCGTGACGCTCACCGCGTAGGTGGTGGCAACGCTCTGGTCGTCAGTAATAGCCACGGAGTCAGAGGCACTGACTGCGTAATCGACGTTGACTGACTGGGTTTCGGTTGCAGCCGCCGTCTCGGTGACAGACGCCGTGTAGTCAACAAGCGCGTCTTGCGTCTCGGACGCTGCTGCTGTCTCCGTCACGGAGACATTCAAAATCAGCGTGGCGCTCTGAGTCTCGGAGATGGTGTCCGCACCGCCCCAAGAGGATATACCCCAACCGCCGCCACCCCAGGCCACCTGCGTGACCAAGTTTTCGGTAACGGAAACCGGATATGTGGCCCCACCGGCATTTGTCTCCGAGAGGGCTGAGGACTCTGTGACCGACTCGTTGTAAGCGGTCGTGGTGGTCTGCGTCTCAGTCAGCGCCGCTGTTTCGGAAACAGCATCCGCATAGACAGTGCTGACCGACTGATCCTCAGTTGCCGCAACAGATTCCGCAACAGAGACAGGGAAGGTGGCTGCGCCCGCCTGCGTTTCCGCAAGCGCAGCAGTTTCTGTGACGCTTCCGGTTAGGGTTGCATCAACAGACTGTGTTTCAGAAAGGGTGGCAGACTCAGAGACGGAGTCACTGAAGGCGGTAACACCGCCCCAGCCTTTCTCGCTCCAAGCGCCGTCACCCCACCCAAAGGCCATGTCAGGTCAAGGTAGCGGTGTAGGTCACAGCGATGGTATCGCCGCTCACCACAGACTTAGAACTGGAGAAGTCACCTGCGGAAAACAGCGTTCCCGTGGTGTTGTCAATCGTGGCGCTACCACCAATGTTGATGAAGCAACCAGCGACCGTACCAGACGACGTGATGTTAAACGTCACAGCAGACGAAGTGGTCTTGCTGCCGCTCGATGCCGCGCTAAACGAAGGCGTCTTGCGGTTGCCCGAGTAAGTCGGAGCATTAGCCAGACCAACTTCGTTCCACGTGCCGTGCGAAGCCTGGGTGTCGCCCGCTGACGGAGTGCCAGTGCCCTTGAGGCCCATGACAACTGCGCCCGCAGCAGAGTTACCAAGAATCGTGTCCAACGTCAGGTTCTTACCCACCGTCGTCACGAGGTTCTTGATGTCGTCTTCCCACTTGATGTTGCCATCCTTGTCGCGGCACACAGCATGGTATGTGCCGTGGATGCCCATCTCATCAGACGGCTGAGTGTTATACGAGCATGCGGCCTCAACTTTGTCAACCGCAGTAATTTTGTCGATGGTCATAATGACTCCTCAAATAATCCGAATTAAAGCACTGTCGGGGGTGTTAGGCCCAAGTTGGACCTGGAAACTTTGACTCAATGTGGTCTGGTCAATACCAAAATTCAAAACCCCAATCGACTTGTTCGACTTGGAGGCGTTGTAAATCAAGGCACCGCGGGGCGCAAAGGTGGTAGCTATCCAGGTCGGGTTGTCAAACGAAGCATATGCCACCCCATTGCTGAGGTTGACTGTCACGTTCACCAGAATCTCGCCCCCGGCGGTGTATCCCGCGCTCGACACTTCCCCCACCGAGGTGTAGACCGTGGTGCCAGGGCCCAACACGGCAGAGGACGTGTACAGCGCCATCTTGAGGGTGTCCGTCTCAAGATCATGCTGGCCCAGCAGAAGCTGTTCCTTAAAGCTGTTGGTCAAGCCCGCAGTAATCATGTCACTGCACCTTTAGCTTGACTTGGCCATCGCGGTAGGCATCCCCGCGCTGCTTGGCATCGCCCAAGTTCTTCAGAAGCGCCACAGCTTCCAAATACTTTTGGTTATACAAGGCCATCATGTCAGCTTCGCCCTTCATATAGGTGTAAGCCTCGATGAGCGACCCGTACAGCAACGCCGAATCAAAATTGTCGCCCAGCCAAGTCTGGCCATTAGCTGCCACCGTAATTGACTCAGGGTAGTAGTAATAGTGAAGCTCAACCGTGTAGGCCGCATCAGGGGTCGGGCCCACAATAAACGTCAGCTCATCTTCGTTGTCAGACCTGGGGCCAAAGATGGCGTAGTATTTTGGCAACGCTGTGTACGTGGGAGTTGGATAGACCTGCCGAATAAAGTTCACGTCCTTGTTTTGCAGGTACGTATAAGCACCCGTTCCGTCAACTACTGCCAAAGAGTAGGTTGACAAAAAATCGCTAGGGCACTGCAGATACTTGTTGTTGGCTGTCAGGTTGCCCGTGACGTTCTTGCGCAAATTTGCAAGCTGGACCGTGTTATAGATACGCTGCTCAGCCTGTTTGACAAACACCGGGATCTCCGCCGCGAACGAGGTGTCCTGGTTCTCGGTGTAAGCAATGATCGCCGCAGTGAGTTGAGCGTAGTTCATGTGATGCTCGTCTGGACTGAGCCCAAATAGGCGTTCGCCCACAAGGGCTTGGCATAAGGCATCGGCAACATGCCAATGCTGGCAAACGAAGTGTCCACAGTGAACCCCACGAATACCGTCACGCCCATTGTCGCTTCAGGACGAGGCTGATACAAGGCCTGGGGCTCGGTAATCGTGCGCTTGGGCTCCAACTGCGGATGCTTGGGCTCGTAGCACTCGTCGCAGACCTTGAAGCCCCTCCAGTCCTTGATCAGCGAGTTGAGCTTGAACCGCTGGCCACACTGGTCGCACAGCGCAATCGCGAACTTGCCTGATGCAAACCCAGCGCCCATGACTACCTCGTTGTGTAGGTCGGGACGGCGAAGTAGCTGGACCGCTCACGGTCTTCCGTAGCAGCCCGGAAGAACTCTTCTTCGTAGAACGACTTGAGGATCTGGATGCGATCCGGGGCCTTTTTGATGGCCAGATAGTAGGCGAGGCCCGCGATCAGGCACGGCAAAAACCGGAACGAAATGTCGGCGGTGTTCGTGTACGCCCCAGTGTCCTGGATGCGACGAATCACGTAGTACCGAAATTCGTAGGTGGTCGTAGCATCCGGCGCCGGGTACAGGAACAACTTAGCCGGAGCCGTGCGCTGCACAAAGTACTGCGCCGGGCGCGACCGCGTGTTCTTGTTGGGAACGTGCAGGTACTCGGCGTAGCCAATACGGTCGATGGTGATGTCCTGCTGGTTCGAGGTACCCGCATTGGTGCGGATGACCGCGGACAGGGCATCCACCGTGTCGTCCGGCAGCGTGTACTCGTACTGGCCAACAACCAGCGGAATCTGCCGCTGTTCAATCGTCCACAGGTTCAGCCCGCGGTTGGCCCACTCCGCAAACATGAGGTTGATCGAGCGCAGGGCGGTCTTCATGTCGTAACCGTCCCGATTCTCATAGCCGCAGCGTTCGTACGCTTCGGTGATGATGTCATCGAACTCCAGATTGAAGTTCGACGTGCCCGATGTAGCCATGATTTAGTAGATGGTTGCCTTGCGAGCGCGAGCGGCGCCCACACCGCGGACTTGTACCACGTCACCAGTAGAGGCCTTCTTGACCGGCTCGCTCATGGTCTTGCCCTGGGGGCCCGCCACGTCGGGGCCAGATGCAGAGATCTTGCCGCCCTTGGGCACGCCCTTCATGGCCATGCCGCCGTCCTTGAAACCCTTAACGGCGATGCCCTGACCACGCTTGGCCAGACCGCCCTTCTTGTAGTTGCCGTTCATCATTTTTTGCCGCCTTTCTTGGCTGGTTTGGACATACCGGCCTCGCTCAAGGCGATGGCCACTGCTTGTTTGCGATTGGTCACCTTCTGGCCAGACGAGGACTTCAGTGCCCCGGTCTTGAACTCATGCATGACCTTCTCCACTTTCGCGGGTTTCTTAGCTGAGGGCACTGCGCTGCTCCTTTATAAAGGCATCCAACTTTTCGTCAAGCCTGTCCAGCCGAACAAGCACCCGGTTGATGTCGCTGTGAACATCCGCCCGAGTGACAAACTTTTCCGCGTTCTCTTCCCGCGTCTTGCTCAGCAAAATAGACACGCGCTTGAGCTCGTCGTGCATCGACTTGACCCAAAGCAGTGCTGCCGCGGACGCAAACGACAGCACGATGTTCCATATCAGCACTTCCATTTCCGAAGACTCTTGTTGATACGACTATCGGGATCGTTTGCCGTTTTTTCGCTAGTCAGCTTGGCTTTCATGCCGGACATCCTGGCACAGAATGACTTCTTGCGTGGCCCACCCTCCGGCTGCGGAGCCTTCAGCCCCGGCTTGCCAGGATTGGCGCGGTTGTAGGAGGCGCGCCCTTTGGCGTTCAAGCCGCCGCTGGGGCTCTTGCCCTCCTTGCGCTGCCAAGCAGGTGACTTGGCCATGCGTCAGTACATCTTGCACTGCTTATTACGGGCCTCGCCAACGCCGCGAGGAGCCACAGAGGCACTGGGCTTCTGGTAGTCCTTGCGAGGCGTCTGCTTCGGCCCGCCTTTGCTCATGTCCTGCTTTTGAGCGCCCGGCTGAACCTCGCCTTGGTACTCAGGAATCGACATTTTTGCTGCGCGTCCCATGCTGGGCTCCTTAGCCGTAGAAGAACGTCACCGAGGTGACGTTGGTGAGAGTCACGTACGGATCTGCTTCAAATCGCACACCATCATTTGGCACGATGATGTACATGCACCCCGTGCCAGCAGTGTTGGCGGGAGTCGCAATGTTGATCAGTTCCGTGCCGCCAGATCCGCCGTCCTTAAACGAAACAGATCCCGCGAGGTTGCTTGCGACGTAGTAGATCCCTTTAATGCGAGCACGTGGAGTACCGATGCCAGAGGCAGCGGTACTCGTCATCGTTTTCGCTTTTACGTCATACTGAAAGCCCATTTGATGCTCCTTTTAGCCGGGGCTAAAAGCCCCGGGGATCAATTAGGCAGTGCGCGTGAACACGTATGCGGTGGCGCTGGAGAACATGATGGTGAAACGGGCAAGGCCGGTTGCACCAGCAGCAATAGTCAAGTCGCCAAAGCTGCCCGGGGTGTCAGCAGCAGCGGAGGACAGAATGCCATTGGTGGCAACGGCAATCGTCACGGTGCTTGCGCCAGCAGTGTTGTCCACATACAGATCCATCACGGTGCCACGGGTGGCGCCCAGGGCTGCACCCAGCAAAGTGCCAGTGGGCAAAGTGATGGTGGTGGGCGATGCCGAGGTCGAGGTGATGTAGCCGGTAGCAACCTGTGCCGCAGTGGCCGTGGCCGTGGCATTGATCGCGGCAGTCGTTGGGTGGTTTTGGTCAGTGAAGACCAAATTTGTAGCGGTCAAATTTGTCACACTGGTAGTAGCACCAAAGCTGGCGTCTACGGTGACGGCGCCCGTGGTGGGGCTGACGGTGACTGACTGGAAACCGTTCTGGGAACGAACCGGTCCAGTGAAGGTGGTATTCGCCATGAAATCCTCACATGCGAGTTGAACTGGGTACGCCTGTCTGCATGTCGTCAGCCGGGACTGTCAGGCGTACGGGATGACCCCGGAATGGATTGAATATAGGCCAAAAAGAAAAGGGGCACAAGGCCCCTTTTCCCGGTTTCCGACGCTGATTAGGCGCCAGGAGAGCCGTAGGCGCCGCGGGGGTCGCTCCAGCCAAAGCTGTAACGCTCGCGAGCCTTGTAACGGACGTTGCCGGTGTCAAAGTCGCCTTCAAAGGCGGTCTTGATCGGCGAACGCTCGAACATCTTGAGGCCGTTGGGGGCATCAGTGATGAGGAACCAAGCGTTGACGTCGGTCAGGTAGTGGTTGACAGAGTAACCCTCCGGGATCAGGCCCATGGACTTGATCGCGTTGACGTCGTTGTCAGCCGATTGGGTACGCAGCGTGCTCTTCATCAGGCGCTCAGCGGTGAACTGGAGCTCCTTCGGAACGATCAGCTTGCGTGCGGTCAGCGCCACCTTCAGGCCACGTTCGTCGATGAACGCGGCGATGTCGATGATGCCCTGCTCCAGAGACGTCTCGTTCAGGTCCGCGCCGACCGTGGGACGGTTGGCGAAGTTGGCCGACAGAGCGGTCGGGTGGGCAGTCGAGAACAGCGCGACACCGTCGCCGCCCGGGAAGGCAGCATCGAAGCCGTTGTTCAGGACTGCAGCGCCCTTGACCTGCTTGGTGTGGGCCATCGAACGAGCCATTGCCTTGGTGTAGCGGCCAGCCAAGCGGTCGTAGAGGTTGTCCTCAACGGCCTCTTCGGTCAGCGCGAAGGCCATGGCAATCGTCTCGTGGGTGTAGCGCGCAGTGAAGGACTCGATTGCGTTGTCGTACTGGACGCCAGCGCCTTCAGTCTTTACCGGAGCTGCACCGAAGCCGGTCAGCATGACTTCCTCTTCAAACGCACGGTCCGAAGTCTCGATGGAGAAGATCTCCTCGTGCTCGTTCTCGTAACGCTTGTACTCCAGACCGAACAGAGCGTTCAGACCTGGCTCCAGCTCTTTAACAAGTTGTGAACGGGTAATTGCCATGATCAGGCTCCATCAGCTTGCACGCCATTGCTGCCGTACTGGTGTTGGTTGAGTTTCACGACGAGCACAGCGTACTGGCCCAACGCGTTGCCTGCTTGTTCGCTCAGACCAACAATCTTGAAGGTCAAAGCAGCAGTCTTCGCGGGGGTGCCAAGCGTGCCAGCAGAAACGCCGGTGATGTTGCTACCGGAGGTAGCAGCGGTCGGGTCAGCGTTCTTGCCGATGTCGGCCTGGGTGATCGTGCCAGCGGCCTGGATCAGGAACAGTTGGCTCGGATCGTCCAGCACTTCGCACACGATTGGGCCAATGTTGGGAGTGATATTACCGGGGTAATAGTTCTTCCAAGTCGGCTTGTCAGCGCGAGTGGGGTCGTTGTACTGCACGCCGTTGAAGACGCCAGTGGGGGCGACGTGCGTAGCTGCGTCGTACTTGATGATGTAGCCGTCATAGACGACCACGAGGTCACCCTGGTAGATTGCGGTTGCGTAGCCAGCCTCAATCTGATAACCGTATTGCTTTTGGGCACCGGTCGCAGAAAGGTTGCCAACGGGACGCAATCCAAAGGGCTTATTGACGTTTGCCATTTGTAAGCTCCAAAGATTGATTAGCCAGATTACTCCGGCTTACGGAAAGTGGTGCGCGAACTCCGCTCGGGGCTCTGAATCCGCATTGACGAGTGTGCGTTCTCACGCAGCATCTCGTTATCGACCGCAATCAACTGATCCCGGGCCTTCTGGGCGAAGTAGGCATTGCGTTCTTCGACAGTTTCAACAGGAATGCGGGCCAGCATCAAGCCACCCACGGAAACCACGCCTGCGTGCTTGCCATCTTCGATGGTAGGCAGCATGCCCTGGTATTCCTCGGGCAGTTCCTCCAGTCGGACTAGTTCATAGCCCTCGCGGAGACGTCCGTAGATGTTTTGCCGATCATCAAACCCATTGACCTCTGATCGAATCCAGCGATGCTGGAAGCCTTCAGGGGCGGGAGGGGCGTCAAGACGTGAAGGAGGTTTCCAAGGGCGGCGACGTGATTCTTTTTCGCGGGAAGCGCGAGAGGCACGGTCGATGGTGATTTTGGGTTCGCTCATGATTTCACTCCTTTACGTACTTGGCATATTCCTCGAGAGGAACATTCAGCTTCTTAGCGATAGCAACTTGGCTCGGGGATAGCCGAACAGTACGGCGCGCACTATTGATTCCGGAACTCCGGGTAGCAGGGGCAACAGCAGGCGCGGAACGCTGTTGTCTGTTGGTTTGTTGCGGATTTTCATCCGGGAACCGCTTCGGAAATTCCTCCCGAAGACGGCGATCCAATTCAGTATAGTACTCGTCACTACTGGGGTCAAACCCCTCGTTTTCGAGCAGCGTTTGGTGGATTCCCCAGGCTGCATAGGTCAGCACGCGATCCTGGCCAAACCACTTATTGCGAGACGCCCACTCCTCGGCCTTGGGGCTCGGAGCAGCGGCCTGTTGGGGCTGAAACTGCGGTTGAGCTTGCGGCTGATACGCCTGTTGGGGCGGTGCAGGCGGTTGAGCCTGTTGAGGCTGACGGATCTGCTGCTCTTGGGTCTGCAGCCAGCCCGAAACCTGACGTTGCTCCATCACCAGTTCAGAAAGACGCTGCGTGGCCTCGGTTTCGGTGTCAATGTCGTTCTCTTCGCGGGCCTTTTTGATGATGGCCTTCAGCGTAGCCTGCTGCGTCTCCAGGCGGGTCTTGGCTTCGTTCAGACGGCTGTAGTCCGTGTGGACCAGCTTCTGCTGAAGCTCCTGCGCCTGCTGCTGCAAGCCCTTGGCGTACTCCAAAGCAGCCTGTTCACGGCGCTCGGACTCCCGCATGCGCGCGGTGAGCTTGGCGATGCGCTTTTGGACCGCTTCGCTCACATGATCGAGCTCTTCGCGCTGCTCCCTTTCGGGCTGGGCCTCGGCTACTGCCCTGTTGGCAGTCTCCATCGGCTCCCTGGACGAGTCAGAAGGCTCGTCCAGCGTGATCTCGGCCGGTTTTTCGTCCGCGCCCAGATCAAACTCAAGTTGTGTATCGGGAACTGTGTTTGCCATGGTCTACCTCACAGGTGAAGGATGTCTTCGGGGTCTTGAATGCGCGCCAAGATCTCGTCATCGTTCAAGATTCGGATCTCGCCGCCATCAATGTTGAGCCGCGCCCCGGCATACCGGCCAAAAATGACCCAGTCGCCCTTTTGGCACCATGCTCCGTTCGGAAATTTGGCTTCATCCTTGTACGCAAGGTCGCCAACCGACAAAACATACCCGCAGACCGTCGCCACCTGCTCGCGCTGCCGAGTTTGATCAGCCAGGACGATACCGCCCTTGGTTTTCTCAGCACCGCGGTACGGCAGAATGACAATTCGCCAGCCAGTCGGCTTCGGAATCCGGTCCAAGACCGATTCCTCGAGCTTTTCCACGTTCAGACTCCCGTCTGTCGTGTAAGCGTCGTCCAAAACTGGCTCGTGAGCGGCTTTTTCCTCCGCCCACTTCTTTTCCAGAGCAGTCATTTCCATCAGAAGGTCCTTTTGCTAGTCATCGGCCTTGCGCAGAAGGGACTGAACAGCCTCTTCCACGAACTTGTAGCCTTCCAACCGGCCCATTAGGAACCTGTACTGCTCCATGTCGCGAACACCGCCGCTGATGATCATCGAATACGTGTCCTCACGCAGTCTTCGAATCTCTCGCAGCAGGGTTTCAGTGAATTCCAGCATGGATATCCCCATGAAGCAGACAGATAGGCCCCTGTCCGAAGGCTGCGGTGCATATTAGCACCAGTTTCAAGCCAGTTTTACCTTGTTAAACGCATCCTTGCGATAAACATAGGTCACTTTTGGCTCCGCCGAAGGCTTTTTAACGGGCTTGGGACCGTCTTTGGGCACTTTGGGCAATGACTTGCTGGGTTTTTTGGGCATCTGATGCTCCTTTCTGAGCTAGTTTCGCTTGCTCGATGGCCATGTCGTTGTTTTCCTTCTGCTGATCGAAGGCCAAACGCTGTTGGTCCACCGCAATTCGGGCCTGATCGCGCTGCGCAGACTGTTGGAGCTCCTGCTCCTTGAGTTTGACCAGCGGATCGGTCTGATCGCCCATCATCTGGGACTGCATCTGCTTGGCTTCCTGGAAGAACTGGGCCACTTTCAGGGCCACCATCGCCTCCCGCTGCAGCGCCGACACCATTCCCTCAGGGTCCGTGCCGTACTGCTGGAACAACTCGGCCTCCACAGCCTCTTCCGCCTTCAGGCGGATGTGGTCAAACACGTGCTTTTGCAGGTTCATGGCCACCTGAGGCATGCCACCAACAATCGGCGACATACCAAACAGCAGGTGAGTCATGATGTGAGCATCGTGCTGCTGGCCAGCGAAAGCCTTGAGCGGCGAGCCGTCCAGGGCCTGCGCGTTCTCACTGGCCGGATCCTTGGGCTTGTCCACGTTCTGCGTGTTCAGGATCTGATCGATATCCCGCACACCGATGGCCTCGTACATCCGGCGGTACGCCTCGTACATGTTGTGCATCTGCGGCGCGCTCTGCGCGAGCTGCAACTGCGTCTGCGCCATGGTGATGCGCTGCGCCACCGAGAAAATGTTGGGGTCCGACACCGGCAGCACGTCGATCCGGTCATCGAAATCCCGTGCCTTGATCAGGCGGCTCTCGCCAGGAACGTCGTACGGATACTCGGGCGGCAGATACTCGCCAAACCCTCGCGCCAAGAGCTGGAACTCCAGCTTCTGTGCATAGTGCAGGCGCTTGTGGATGGCTGACATGACGGCCGAGCCCTTTTCCAGCAACGCAATCGTGGTACCCACCGCAGCGTTCTGATTGCTGTCGCCCACCTGCATGTCGGTGATGCTCGACAGACGACGGCCTGCATCCACGCAGAAGCCCAGCAGCGTGAACAGCGTCTGGCTCGGCTCCTTGTACGGCAGCGGCAGCAGCGAGGAATTGATCTCCGCGCCGCCCGTGTCGATATCCCGGAACTCCCCAGGCTGCAGCGGCATGTCGTCGTTCATGATCCGCGCGCCCTTGGCCTTGAAGCCAGCAGGCAGGTTCGACAGCGTGCCCGCGTCGATCAACTGCTGCAGCGCGGCCGACGCCGTCTTGCTCAGGCCACCAACCAGATGCAGGAAGCCCAAGCCATACGCACCGGGGCCCTGGACCAGCAGGTAGTGCACGTAGTACTGGCAGCGACGATAGAGTTCGTCACCCTGCTTCCAGTTGCGGCGGATACCCACCACGTGGTTCGTGACCTCATCGATGGTCACGATGTACGGCAGCTTGATGCCCGTGGCCTCGCCGTCTTCCTTGTGCTCGAAGCCCGGCAGGTCATAGTCAACCTGGAACTCCAACAGCACGATCTCTTCATCATCCCCACCCGTGGGCACGATGCCCACGACACGGTCCTGTTCCTTCTGGATAATGTTCTGGCTTGTCTCAGCCACGGCCTGCGCCTGGGCGGTATCCAAGTACTGGCCACGGACCACGGCACGGCGATAGGCATTCACCGGCATCGTCACGCGGTGCGTGATCCGGGAGCATTCGCTCATCACGCTCGAGCCGTTGTACGGGATGTACAGATCCTCCGGCAGGATCAGGGCGCTCGTCATGCGGCCCTTGTCCTCGCAGTAGTACACCTTGCGGAAAGCCGAGCCGCCATAGCCCACGTAGAACAGGAGCTGGTCGAAGTCCGGCGTGTACTCCTCCATCACCGTGGTGATCTGGTAGTTCATGAAGTCACGCACGCGCTCGGCCTGCATCAACTTCTCGCGCGTTTCCTTGCCCAGGACCTGCGTACGCACAGGGCCGCCCGCGGGCATCATTTCCTTCAACGCCTGCGCCTGGAACTGCACCACGCTCTCGGTCAGCAAGGGATGCTGAACGGGGCACGCGCCCTTGAACGGCTTGGTGCGCTCCTCAAACGAAAAGCCCAGCAGCTTCAGGCCCTTGCCGTACTGGTCTTCCCACTGCTTGCGCGAGGACTTGTCCGCTTCAAACAGAGCCATCAGCTCCGAGGACATGCTCTGCAAGACTGACGGATCGACAACCTCAGCAAGGTTGCTGTCGAAGGGGACCTTGTCGTCCTCTTCCTTGCCAATCCCAATCACCACCTCGCCTGTTTCGGCATCGAACTCGATGTCCACATCAGGCAGCGCCTCTTCCATCTCGATTTCAACGTCACCTACAGGCAACTCATCGACGGTGATGTTCTTTTCAATCGGCATGGTTATTCCTTAATCCTCTTTGAGCCCGCGACGGTAGTCCAAGATGCCCAACCTCCAATCGTCAAGGTCCTGTTTCCAGTCAATGTTGACTGGAGGAACCTTTTGTCCCATCTGATTTTGGTTGTAGGTCAGGTACTCCGAACCAATCACCCGATTTTTCGGATCGTCCATAAATTTCAAAACGGCCATCCGAAAGGCGGCTGGATTGGAGTTGGACGGACCACGGACGTCCCGAATAAAACGATCCCCATTTTGGAACTTCTCAATAGACAGCGTCACCCGGGGCACACCGTCTTCACCACGCAAAGAATACACCTCCGCGCGGCCCGACAAAAATGCAGGCAACCCGCCCACCACATAACCGCGGTCCTCGGCATACTGACCAATAGAGTGGTTCATGGCACCGCCCTCCAGAATCGCGGCGCGCGGATCGTTGAGCTTGTACCACTTCATGCCCCTGCCCACATCCATGACCGGCTCCGTGAACTCCATCAACCGAGCCTTCGGAATCGCGGTCACCGGCTCACCCGCAATAACCTGCTGGCGCGCAGCTTGCTCTAAACGCAAGAAGTCCCGCTTAGAACCTTCGGCCAGCATCGGAGCACTGACCAGTTCTTCCAAAGACTTGCGATCAGGCGCTTTGGCCATCTCAGCCGGAACACCAGCAGGCGCCAAGTCAGGACCTGACGGCGGCTTGAGATCCCGCAGCATCTTGGCCGCTTGCCCAGCCTGCTCGCCCACTTCCTTCACACCACGGACCGCGGCGCGCGTCGCGCCAGCCGGGTTGGTGAGATTGCTGGCGATATCACCCGCCGTGAACAGGGCACGGGCGTTCGGGTCCGTCGGCTCCTGAAACGCGACACCCGCAGCGCGCGACTTTTCCTTCAGCCACTCGCTCCCACCAACAGGCCTTTCCACGTTGTAGCCAAACGGCCGCATGACCAAGGTGGCCACATCAACCGGCGCGCCTGCGATGTTTTGGGGCAGCATCGTCAAGCCCCGCAAAAAAGCCTGGGCACCCTCGCCCGACTTCAGAGATTCCAACATCCCACGAGCGGAAGCCCTGGCCTCAGGCTTGTCCTCCGACTTGGCCTCGCCGCCTTCAGCAAAACCCAGCTTGCCGCGGATGAACTCCATCATGCTGGGTTCTTTTTCCGGGATGGGCGTGTACGGGCTCAAGTCCCGCGCATCCAGGCGCGTCTGGCGCAACCCCGTCATCGAGTTGTACACCTCGCGGACCTTCTTGTCCTTGAAGATCGTCTTGCGCAGTTCAGGATCCTTCGTCAGATCCTTGCCCGTAGCCTGCTCAATCGCTGCCAGCTCGGCAAACTGCTCAAACAGTAAGACCGGGCCCTTACCTTTGCGCTCCTGAAAGGCAAACATCTCCGGCGTGAAGTACGAACTCTGCGTACCGTAGGTCTTTTCCAAGTACGGCTGCATCTTCACGGCCGCTTCCACAAACTGACGGCGCGCCTTGGAGTTGCCCATCAGCTCGTCAAACTTGGCATTGATCGCAAGCGCATCGCCCAACCCACGCTTAGCCAGCAAATGCTCAGCCTCATGCGCGCGCGTCTGCAGATCCTGCGCTGCCGCGCGCCCCGGCTGCAAGAACACCACATCGCTGGTCGGGAACTCCTTGCCCGTTGCACGCTTGGTCATCTTCAGAACAGGATTGGCGTACCCGCCCGTCTCCCGATCCCCCAGCGCCAACGTCTCGTCGTACAAGGCCCGCACACCAGGGATCGTGGACAAGGTATACGGCGCAGAAATACTGGCCGGTGCAGGCCGCAAAGCAAACTGCGACCGCGGATCGCTGCGCGTAATCATCTCCTGCGTACCAGGATCCAACCGGTTGAATTCCCTCAACCGCGCTTCCGTCTGCCCGGGCGGTACACGAAACTCCGTGGTCCGCGGTCCTTGGGCCGCCTGCTTCGATTCAACAGGCTCTACCTCGCCACCCTCGTCATACCCACGCGCATGGCGCAGCGCACGCAACGAATCCCTGCGCGCCTTTTCCTGCGCCATCAATTCCTGCAGAGCCGGAGGCATCAGCTTGTACCGGTCCGCCAGGAACATCGCACCTTCTGTGGCCATGCCCAACGGAGTCCTGGGCACATCCTCAACAAAATCCCGCGCCGAGTGGTACATCTGCATCAGCCGCTCACGCGCGGTCCGCGGACCACGGGGCGCGTCTTCCATCGTCGCAGCACCAAAGATGGCTCCGCTAAGGCCGCGGGGAGCTTCCGGCGGAGGCGGACCATCCTTCCATTCCTCGTCCGAAACCGAACCGCCATCCTTATAAGCAGGCGGGGTGTCATAACCCACAGCTATAAAGCCACCATCAGCCGCGCGCACGGGCTGCTGTTCAGGCTCAGGACCGAACGGGGAAGCGTACGGCATTGCCAACATCTCCGGCGATACCTTGGGCGTTGCACTGGCCAACCACTTCTGCGCCGTACTGGGCTCGCGCTCGTCATACTCCCGACGCCCCTCCTCCCGCTCCGCTTCATCAGCCAAGAAGGACAGCGCCAAAGCAGCCTGATAGCTCGTACCAAGGTCCGCGGTCCGCGGTACAGGAAACGCAAGAGGACCACCACGGGCCGCCGGAGGCCGCTGAGCAGGCGCTGGTGCTGGCGAAGCAGCAGGCTTTGACGACCTGTCCGCTACCCGCTCACCACCCAACGTCGATTTGATCTTGTCAATATAACTGCGCGTCTCAGACGGCAACTTCTTCGGATCCGCACCAGCAGCAATCCACTTGTCCGTGTTCCCCGGACCCCAGTTGTACGCGGCCAGAGCCTTATCCAACTCACCATACTTGTCCAGCATGGACTTCAAATAGTCCCGCCCAACACGCGCCAACTCCTCCGGCGACCTGTCCTGCGCCGGAGCTACCCCATATCCAGGCGACTTCGCCGTCCCCGGCATCACCTGCATCTCACCCTGAGCACCCTTGGACGAAGTCAACAAGTTGCCCTGCTTGTCAAAACGCCGACCACCACTCTCGGCCAGCATCACTGCATTCACAATCGCATCAAAAGAATCCTGGGCCATGGTCCGCGGTCCTCGGGACAAGAATTCCGGTCGATTGTATAGACCTGTCAATAATACTCAACTGGTCCAAGCGCCGGTTCCGATTCGTCTTCCTCGTCGTCGGCCAAGGAGATGAAGTTGCCCTGGCGGAACCGCATCCAAGCCATCACCGCCGCATCAACTTGGTCATCGTGAGCCCCAACGGGGAACGCGGCGCACTCCTCCACCAGCTCCTGCGCCCACTCCTGGTTCTCCGGGTACCAGATCATCCCTGACTCCAACAGCGGAGCGACAGAGTTGGCCCGGCTGACCTTGTCAGTCCCAGACTTCCGGCCGCCAGGGGAGTACATGGCCACAGGAATCCCCATCTTGCGCATTTCCTGCTGCAGCGACGTGCCAGTAGCCTTGGCCTCGATCAAAACACTGTCCGGTTTCCAGTACCGATACTCATCCCTGGCCACCCGCTTGAGCTCCGGGAAGTCCCACCGGCCCTTGCGCACGTTCAAAGCAATCAGATTTGGGCCCGAGTCAGCATCTGGGAAGAACACGCCCCACGTGCTGATGACAGAGAAGTCAGCAGTCTCCTTCTTGCTGTAGGCCGTGTCGTAAGTCTGGATGATGTAGTCGCAGACAGGAGGCTCGTCGTACTTCCACTTGCGCCACCACTCCCGTTTCAGGATCGCGCCGCTGTCATCCGTGGGTTCCTGCTGCCACTGCGCGTTCCACTTCTTCATGCCAATGGACAACTTGACCTTCTCAAGCTCGTCCTTGCTCCAATAGCCCGGCCAGAGCGGGTTTCCACTAGGCAGAATGGCAGGAAATTCCAGCAACTCCCACTGATCGGCCTTCAGATTGCCCTGCTGGCGCAGTAAGCGCCCACTTAGGTCATCGGTCTTCCAGCGGGTGTTGATGATAATGATGGCGCCGTTGGGCTGCAGACGCTGGCGGGGGCCGGATGTGTACCACTCAAAGGTGTTTTCCATCGCCGTCTCAGACAAAGCGTCCTGCTCATCCAAGATGTCGTCCAGGATCACCACGTCACCACCGCGGCCGGTCATCGCACCGCCCTTACCGATGAAGAAAGCCTCGCCGCCTTGGTTCGTGTTCCACCGTCCAGCAGCCTTGCTGTCAGCAGACAGGGCCGCGTTGGGGAAAAGTTCCTTGTAGCGGCTGTCCTCCACGAGGTTTCGGATCATGCGACCGAACCGCTGAGCGAGTTCCGCGGTGTGCGAACCGACGATCAGCTTGCTCTGAGGGCGCTTGCCCATCAAATAGGCAGGGAACAGGTAGCTCCCCATCTGGGATTTTCCGTGCCGGGGCGGCATGGCAATCATCAGGCGCTTGCATTCGCCAGTAACGACTCGGTCAAGGGCCTTCGCGATCCGCCGATGGTGCTCACCGACTAACATTTCGGGCCAGACGTACTGACAAAAGCTCAAGAAATCTCCCGAAGCGCGTTCTTGTGCTTCAAGGAGCCTGAGCCGCAGCTCGAGGCGCAGCCTTTCGGCTTCTACGTCGTTGTGATTTTCCATTTCTGCAGACCCTGAGGTTCTGAATTTTGCAAATATACCCCCCGGTATTCGATTTACAAAACAAGGGGGTGGTTTTATGGATCCCCCGTCCAGGTTCTCAGGCAGTTTTCCTTGGGCTAAAACTGGGCTACGGGCGAGTCTGACGAGCTTGGGTGGTTTTATGGCCCTCCCCCCTTATAGATGGCTCCCGCCCGGTCGGCGAGTACGCCGACCGTGACTGGCCGTACGGCCAGTCAGGCGGGAGCCCCGCATAACGCAGGGCTATCGGGACGCAGGGGGCCATAGCGCACGCCCCAATGCCAGCGCCTCGAGTCCAATAGCCTCGAGGCCTATCGCACCGCACAAAGCAATAGGCCCGCCGGGTGGCGGGCCTGGGTGACTGGGCCTCGCGGCCCAGGTGTCGGTCAGGCGGTCTTCGCTTCCTCGGCTGCTCGCTTGGCCTTGTAGGCTTCGTAGCTGGCCTCGGACTTGGCCCTGGCGTTCTCGGTCGGGGTGATGTCCTCGAGTCGCAGCTCGGGGTTGCGGCCCAGTGCGTAGATGTAGTCGTTGCTACCGTAGTCGTAGTGGCTGTCCACCGTGTGCAGCGTGGCCAGGAATCCGACCAGGGCCTGGACGTCCTTGGTGCTCATGCCCTCGGGCAGTGCGAAGCGGTTGCCGTTGATGTTGATGGTACGCATTTTCTATCCTTTCTATCGTCGCACCGTGCGACACCCATAATGTCGCACGGTTCGCGGTCCGGGTACAGTGAATTGTCGCTATCGGCGCCGGGGCGCCGATAGCCGGGGCTCATGCCAGCACCTAGAAGGGGATGTCCTGGTCCCAGTCGCTCGGTTCGAACGCGCGCAGCTCTGCGCGTTCGACTTCGTCGATCACGGAGTTGAGCAGCACCAGGGCGGCGGTGTAGACGGCGATACCGTCACGGCCGGCAGCGTTCGCGACATCGCGAACGTACTCGAGCGCCTCGGGCACCGAGTCGCGGCTCCCGAACAGGGAAGCGCGATAGTGGCTGATGGGGGAGAGGTGCTGACTCATGCTGCCACCCCACCGAATGCTTGCATGCCGGTGCGCTCGATCCGGGGCTCGTGCAGGTTGATATCGACAAAGCGGCCACCTTCGTGCCACTGGTCAACGGGCAGAAGCTCGCTGATAACGCGGCGCTCGTCGCCGTCCCAGAACAGAACCTCGGCATCCTGGCTGCACTGTTGCAGCAGCTCGATCAATCGGGAGACTTTCATCGCTCTATCCTTTCTAAGGTGTCGCACCACGCGACACCCATAATGTGCCACGGCCCGCGGGCCGTGGCCAATGAAACTTTTCTATTAGGTTCCCTCGCTCAATAGTTCCACCGCGCGCAGCTTGAGCGCGGCGCCCGTGCCGAACCATGCGCTCTCGAGCCGGGTGCCGGTGCTGCGGCCGCGCTCGTGGTCCACCAGCTGGGTCACAGCGTTCAACATCGCCCAGCGCGTGCCGGCCACGCCCGGGATATCGGCGCCGATGGCGGCGCCACGGAACAGCTGCAGCACGCGGCGATACGCCTTCGTATCCTTGAGCTCGATGCGGCTCGTGTGATAGGGCTCGAGCAGCGCCTTCACGAATTCGTCCGCCTGCGTGTCGTCCATCGGCACGGTGGCCAGGGCACGGGACTGCACCAGGAACCGCTCCCACGAATTCGCCACAATGCCCAGCTGCAGGCGGACCTTGTCCGCGTCGAACTTTTCCGAGTGCAGCACACGCACCGAGCCGTTCCCCTGGTCCAGGGCCCGCACGATGGTGTTATTGCATACCACGCGGATATCGGTGAACTTCGCCACCGTGGCCATGGTCCCATCGTAGGACGTGCCGAACAGCAGATAGGGGCGCACCGCGTCCCCGTCCACTACCTCGGCGGCCTCCGCCACGCGGGCCAGGGCCCAAACCCGGCGGCCATCGCTCAGGGCTCCGGCCGTCTCGAGCTCGAACCCGCCCAGCTCCGCCAGCTTAGCAAAGAACCCCATTAGGTCCGCCGGCTGCACCACGTTGTAGCCGTCCGATACCACGGCCAACGGTGCACCGGTATCGGACCGGTGCAGCACCTTTCGGTTCGGCCACCGCTGCAGCTCCGTGGCCGCGGGGCTCTCATACAGGACCGGGGACTCGAGCACGGTATACCCGATGCGCGCGGCCTGGGTCCACTCCTCGATGCTGGCGCCCGGCTGCAGCTGGGCGCCGAGCCCGTGCCACGGCGTATTTCCCACGTAGGCCATGGCGGCCGTGCCGGTCGTGGTGTCGATCATGTGAGCCATTTCTCTATCCTTTCTGTTTACGCCCGGCCACCGCGGCCCGGCATGGTTCGAATTATTAAAGCACCGCGCGCCGCGGTCAAATTGAATTTTTCAATCTAATTGGCCGAATCGATTAACGGTCCGCGCCCCGCGGACCGGGGCCCGAGCGCCCCGCGCCACGTTTCAGGGAGTGCGGGACAGGGCCCGGGGGCCTGGTTTCCGTATGCTGAATCAACCGGGAAACCGCGGATTAAACCCCGAGCAATTCCGCGATGAGAATCAATCTCATTCTCGTTCGCGTTAACTGTCACCCGGGATCGATGCGGTCCACAATCCACCAAAGCGCGAAAAACACCAGCAGCGCCACCAGGAACATTTAGAAATCCTCCCGGCCGATATCACCCGCCACATGGTGGCGCAGCATCGAGCCATAAGGCAGGGCTCGAGCAAAATCCCGCAGGGTTTGGACATCGTCGGCAGCGCCCTTCGTCCGGGTTCCGTGCCATTGAATAGCTGTCGGGCCCCCAGCGGCATAACAGCCACCCTTGCCGGTGCCTACCTTTTTCTTCCCGCTACCGTGCGCCACGAAAACCACCACGTAGTCCCGCTCTCCGCGGGCACACAAGGGGCGGCCGTTCCCGCAGCGCTGACAGTTGAAATCCTCGCTCAACTCGGCCGGGCAGCGCAGGAATTGCACGCCCTGGAACACCCGCGGCCACGTGTCCACCGTGTCGGCCGGTGCGGCGTAAACCGCTGGGCGGCCGGATTCCACCGCCAAGACAGCGTCCCGCATGTCATCACAGCTCGAATTGATAACGGTTTTTCCCGGCGTAGGGTGCGGCAGCGCCGCGGCCGGGAAATGCGAATAGGTCCAAGCTAAGCCGCCCGGCGGGACCGCGTCGATAACCGCCGCGAGGTATTCCGCGTCCACCGTGTGGGCGCCGGTTTCATTTTTAGGGTGCAGCGCGCAGCTTTTCGGACACGTCCCGTAGGTTTCATGTGCACCGCTGCGGTAAGTAACGGCTATGGGTCCGGTTTTGCTGTTGCCGGATACGGCCACTGTCTTGATCATCGCTCTATCCTTTCTGTTGATGACAGCCGCAGCTTAGCCCGCGGCCGGTTCTGTCGTCAAGCGGTTTCGAATAAATCCATGCGCGCCATATCAAACCAGTGCCCATTGTCCGTGAGGGTCCAATAAGCGCCGCTGCTGCGCTGAATAAGCCACCAGCGTGAATCCTCGGCGGACCAAAAGAAAGAAAGCCCGCCCTTGTTCAAACGGTCTAGCATGGCGTCAGCATGCCGCTCGAGCTCGGCGGCTTCGTCAGGGGAAGCGGGGACGGGCAGCTCAATCCAAACTTTCATGATGCCACCCCCAAAAGGATGTAGCCTTCGGCCATATACGGCCAGTCGCGCGCCTTTTCGGCGGCCCGCTGCAGAGTAGAAGCCAACACCGGCACGATATAAACGCGGCCGGTCCCTTCGTGCTGAATTCTCGCCCAATAGGTTTTCATCGCTCTATCCTTTCTATGTTGCTGCGGGATGCAGCGGGATCAACTATGCCGGATCGTCAGGGTCCGGTCCAATTGGATTTTCTAATCGGTAAACCCCGGCCGATAGCAGCTCGACCAGGGCAGGCCAGTCAATTTCACGGTCCGGCCAGCTCATGATAGGCGCCGCCCGTAGGCCTATCTCGGCAAGCTCGAGCGCCTGAGTGCCGGAATACAAGCTCAACGAAGCCTTTCGATTGACGGAGCCGCCATCGTGCACCAAGACAAAGCAGGGGCGGCCAGCACGTGAGTGTCGGGTTAGAAAGGCAATTTGGTGCGGCCGCAGGGCAACCGCAAGCCCGCGGGTAAGGGCCTTGAGCTCGAGCATCACAAACCGGGAGCCAATCCCCACCAGCATGTCAGGCACGCCCAAGTTGACCCGGTTCTCAATCCGTTCGACCGCGCAGCCGTGTTCCTGCAGGGCAATTCGAACCCGGCGAGAAAGCCGGGCCTCAGGGGTTGTTGGCATCGGGAGGAACCTCTTCGAAGACGTCAGGCGGAGGGTCCGCCACTCCAGGGTCAAAAGGTGGGTCAAGCTCTCGGGAGACACTTTCGATCACCTGCCCGGTATCGGCATCAATGAGGGCAGTCGGGGGCGGGCCGCCGTACAGCTTCTTGATCTCATCCAGCTTGCGCTGCACCTCTTCCTTGGACATCGAGTCGATGGTCCCATGGCGAATTTCCTTCCGCTCGACGTAGATAGTCCCCAGGGCCTGACCGCGGCGGTACTCCGCCTGGACTGCAGCAGCGAACGCGCCAGCCTCGAGCGCCTTGTCGCGGATGGTCTGCAGGTCCTTCATGTGCCGCTCGTACGAAGTGTTGTACTTCGACGCCAGCTCAGCCCGGTAGGACTGGATCGCGGACACGACCTCGGGATACTCGTCAGGATTGGTCAGCTTCCAAGCCATCACCGAGGCGGACTTCGGGTTGTACCCAGCCCGGATGGCGGCCTCCTTCAGCGTCACCCGGCCGTCCCCTGCTACGTACTCTTGAACGAACTTCCATTGCTTGGGGTTCAGGGACTTGTACTGCTTCAGGGGCTTGACCTGACCGGATAGCCGCTTGGCCGCCTTGTTTGGGATGACCGGCGGCACATTCCAAACGTCCTTCTTGGTCACTTGATCCTCCAAAGACGGAAGCCGTCCTTGTCCTTGAGCGGGTTGGTCCGGCGCAGCGTGAACACCCAGGGGGGATCCTGCATCTTCGAGAACCGCCACGCGCAGGACCGGGCGCTGGCAGCGACCTTCTCCTGGTCCTTCGGGAAGAAGATGCTGTCGCCCGGCTCCATGTCCCGCAGCGGGTACTTCTGAACCGTCCCCTCCTCAGGTATCGGGATCCCCGATTCGATGTCCAAAGTGTCCATTCTGTGCACTCCAAGCGTGTTCCAACTGCAACCAGTGTAGCATGACCCAGCAGCCGCGCAACAGGCATCCCAAAGCCACCCAACAAGCACTCAGGGCAAACCCCTAGATCCTGGCCTATAGAACTTTTTCTGGCCATCAACGAAAAATTTTTTCAAAAAAATAACCGCGCGCGACCCCCAGAAAAATCCATACACCTGTTCCTCCCCGTAATGAAACGTGATGCTCCAACCCCTTGATTTCATTCATCTATTACGCCATTACACCAATTACGCCATTTCCCACGAAAAAAATTAAAAAAACACCTCTACCCAAAAAAGTTCTATAGGAACCCCCAAAAAGCCCCGGTCCGCGGTCCTCGACCCCTTCTCCCCCCTCTTTTCTCCGGGTTTCCCCCTACATCCGCGCACTCCCAGCCCACTTGACGATCAACACGTCATACCGCACAATAACAGCTCCACAACACCACCATCACAGGTGGAAATTAGAAAGGATAGACGCATGACAGATGACGCAACACCGGCCTTCACCCAGCGTGTGGTGGATGCAATGGACCAGATCACGACCGTAGCAGACGACCTTTTGGACGTGCTGCCGGAGATCACAGACAGGCCTTCGATTGGCATGTTTGGTCTGATGATGGCCGCGGCCAAGATTGGTGTGGCCTTGGCTCTTCCTCCGGAGAAGCTGCAGGAGGCCTTGTTGGCCATGTACACCGATGCTCAACGACATGAGAAGGAGCGTTCTAATGAGCACTAAACCGAATGGCCGTGCGGTGTGGCCCAACTTCAACACGGTGGAGCTTTGGTTCGAGACGATGTTGACGGACAAGCCTTTGGTTTGTACTTTGGAGGTGGAGGAAGCGCGGGGCGATTGGCCGGCCACGTACACCCTGGTTGGCGTGACCTTGGGCGGCGAGGACGTCATGGGCATCATTTCCAACTCCGTGGTCGAGGAGATCCAGGAGGCGGCCTACATCACTTTTGAGAACCCAAATGGCTAGCCCCGGTCCGCGGGCCTTGCCCCGCCAACCCAAACCCACCCATCCCCCTGTCTGGCCGTTCCCGACCTATCGTGGCCAGCCTTACAAGCCGCCGCGGCGCGTCAAGCCCGTGGCAGATCTTTCGAAGTATCAGGAGGCACTGTTATGAGAACCCGATTGTTGAAGAAGGCGCGTGAGTTGTGGCCACAGAGCCGGCGGTATCAAAGGGACTGGGCGCGTTCGGTTGCCCGGTTGGGTGACAAGTGGCTGCTGGCCCGGTACGTAGGGCGGAGGTCCGATGCAGCGGCATGAGGATGACGATTTGGATTCCCTGGGCTACTTGGCCATGGCGATCCTGGTTGTCTTGGCTTTGGTTTTCGCGGCCTTGTTGGCTGTGGTTTTATGGATGGGGT